ATACAAGGATACCACCGTTCTTCCATGGGCTGTAAAAAATGTAGAAGCCACCTCAAGAATACAAATTTATAATGTTACAAAAAGTGCAATAGTTCATACTGAAAAACTTAGTGGAACAGCGGGGACATTTATTGATGTCACTGGAAGCTATACAAACTCAGAAATTTCAGAAAACGATGTAATTAGATTACGGGTAACATGCGCAGTTGGAGTAACCGCAATGCTTCCGGTGGAGGCCACAGGAGTAGGCACAAGCACTGGATTAGTCTTATCAGTTAGCCAAGTTGCAGACGAAGTTTATAATACTAACGCAATCAATGGAAGTGCAGTTAGTACATTAACTGCAGACTACAGTAACCCAATGGGAGTAGATGTATCGGACGCGGATGGCACAGCGAGTGTAAAAGAAATCTATGCATTCTTTGTGTATTCCACTACAACTGAGGATGGAGTTGAGAATTGGTTTGGTGGTATGCGTGCTATTGACAATGCGAACTACGAAGTGGTTACCGCTAATGCTGATATTAAGGTGCAGAATATTGGAAATAATGCCGTAGTGGTATCAGATGGCAGAATGTTCCGAGATGACGGTGGGTCTATTTTATATGCCGAAGATGGCGATAAGCCAATCGTCATGGATTCCGGTGCATTAGTAACAAGTATACAGCCACAGGTGGAGGCAGGCTTAAATGCAAACTCAAAGATTTCTTCAATTGATAATAATTCTAAGTTAATCCCTGGTTTATTTTAGTCATGTCATCTACACCCTTAGATTTTAATAATAATGGACAACCTGTTCCATCTCAGAATAACACAATAACCCTGCGTGAATTTTATGGTAACCCAATCGCACAGATAGATGTTGAGCAAAACTTTGTAAATTTAAAAGGGAGAATCAATGACCTATTAAATTCGGTCAGTGTAATTGGTACGGACTCTACAAATACGGGACAGACAATATGGCAAAACTTAGCTTCCATTGATGCCAAGGCATCATTAATAGACACTACTTTGTCAGAAAAAATTAATCAGATTAACACACAGTTATCAGGGTCAGGTGATATAGATGCAACCACGCTTGATGTAAGTGGTGCAGTTACTACTGGTGAACTTACTGTAGATAAGACACTTAAAATAAAGTCAGGTAATAGTGAGGCGACATTCATAGCAAACGATGATTATGAAGCACTCACAATAAAGCCTCGATCTGGTTCTGATCAGGGTAGTATATTTTTACAAAAGTCCGACCTCGAGGTAGGTGGTGATGCGCAAATTGAAGGTGACTTAATTGTGCAAGGTAAAGTTCAGGGGAATCTTGATATTCAAGGTAATATAACAGTATCAGGTGAAGTTAACTCTGATCGAGCGGGATGGAACTTTATTACGCCAGTTGAAGTAGTCCCTCATTATTTCGGTGGTACAAGTACTCAAAGGCATAAGGTTTTTGGAGTTGGTGAAGTTCCTGCTAATGCAAGTAAAGCATTACTTCAATGGCAAACTCATCAAGGATATGTACAAATCAGAAACCCAAATGGACATGGGCATGTAACTGTAGGGAGCATTGGAGATAATCAAGATGGCTCTGCGGTTTTTGTAGTAGAAAATATTCAGCTACCACTCAATCAGAACGTTGGGCCAAGTACATCAAGCCTTTCTGTTCCAACATCAAAGGCGCACTCAAATATGATACCGGAAGGGCATATTGAGTTCGTGCTTGGGGACGCAAATCACGATGGTCCATCTAGGCACTTATTTATCAAGGTAATTGCATATATGATATGATTAAGTCAGTAGAAGATAGAACAGAGCTTTTAGACTTAGGTGGTGTACTTACCTCTTTTTATGACCTAATGCCCTATAAGAAAGTATTCCTTGATATTGGTCAATGGTCTGACAGATGGTTTAATTTAATTAGTTCAGGTGCAGGAAAAATATTTGGACTTTGGGATAAAGATAAAATTATTGGAGGTATTGGATTAATACTTTTTCCGGCTCTTGAGGATGGTGTAATGACAGCAACTGAGGCTTTTTGGTTTGTGGATGAAAAAAGTCGTGGTGGTGGGATGAAGTTATTTCTTAAGGCAGAGAAGTGGGCAAAGGAAAGTGGGTCAAAGAGAATGAATATGATTCATCTGACAAATTCTATGCCTGAGAAATTAAAAAGCCTGTACGAAAGAAGAGGTTATAAGATGATTGAAACCACTTACCAAAAGGATATTTGATATGGGAGTAGCATCAGCAATAATTGGGTCAGCACTTATAGGTGGCGCGGCATCAATGTCAGCATCTAAGAATGCAAGAAAAGCTCAGGATTCACAGAATAGTGCAAACCGTGCAATTGCAGATGAAGCAAACAGAATGGAGATGGAAAGATTCTACGCATCCCGTGGTGCTTCTGCTTATGATATAGAGAACGGGTTGATAGACGATAAGCGTTCAGCAATTCTTCCATACTACCTTTCAGGGTTAGAAAATAATTTAGCCTCTGGGATAGAAGAAAAATACGGAGCATTACAGGAAGCGTATAACCCCAACGAGATGGCAACTGAAATGGGTGGGTATCGTGATAGTCTTGCAGGAGCAGAGCAAGGTGCGATAAACGCAATATCTGGAATTTACGATGGTTCACAACTTTCTGAATCACAACAATATCTTGAAAATATAAATAATTCCCGATTGCAAGGTCAGGATCAAATTGATGTCGCAAGACAAGGAATTGCGGATGCAAGAGGTGGTATAGCAGAGGCACGACTAGGTGGAGTAAATGCACAAGCACAAGCAATGACTGCTGAAGCCCAGAGACGAGCAAACCAACTTGGTTCAATGGCAAGGACAGGGGGTGTGGTGAACAATTCAGGATTAGCAAATTCCCAGACCCTACAAGCATTAATAAATGCATATGGAGGCATGGCGCAAAATAGAGCAGATGCAAATGTCCTAAATGCAAAAGACCAGGTAACTACCGCAGGAGAAGGACTTCAAGGAGTAAGAGAACGGTCTAGAATTAATGAACTAGATGAAGCCGCTAAGTTTGCTGCTTATGAACAAAACCTAGCCGAGCAAAAGAATGTCGGGCAAATAAATAATGCTCTTAATACATTAGCCGCTAATCAAACAGCAGGGGTGCAAAATTATTTTCTTCCCGAAAACGCCACAGCAAGTGCATTAAATAAGGGAGGATTTCAATTAGGTCAGGGAAGAGCACCTGAATATAATGTACCATCGTACACGGCTCCCACACCAAGCAATCCAATGGCACATCTTAATGCAGGAGTACAAAGTGGATTAGGAGGGTATATGTTAGCTAAAGGAATGGGATTTGGTGGAGGGGGCGGGGGTGGTGCAGGAAGTAATTATGTGCCACCCGCTGGCGGAGTTTCTTCATTACCAAGTTATAATTATGATTCAATGACTAGTGGAATGGGTGGTGGTTTAACAGCATTTGAGTACTAATTATGGCTAAGACAATAAATACAGCAGGGAGTCAGTTATTCCAACAGAACTTATCAAACTATAATAGGGAGAGAAGTAGGGATGAACTAACTCAAAAGTCAGAGGCAAATAGATTGGGTAATCAACTTACTGCACTTAGTTTAGACCCTGATATTAATGACCCAAGTCTTGGTCAAATTGGTATGGCTGCATCTGCGGATCCAGGTGGAATCATAGGAACCATTGCAGGAGCAGTAGGCAAAGTTAAACAGATGGATGCCATGAAGCTTAAAGCGGAAGCCAACGAAGGGCGTACGCAACAGATGGCAGATATGATAAAGTCTAACTTTGAAGAAATGTCAGATGCAGATGCCCTGATGTATGCTCGTGACCCAGATAAGATGAAGCAGATGATGGGGCTAAAGGATTACTCGCAAAAACAGAAATATTTAAAAGAAGACAGAGCATATCTAAAGGCACAAAGAGAGCGTCAAGGAATTTTAAATACTCGGGCAGACGATGAGTATTTTGACCAACAAGTAGAAAAAGAATATTTTGAAGACAATAAAGAAGGTTACAGGCAACAATTACTAGACCTTGGGCTAGATGAAGGAACCGCAGAATTTGCGACAATGAATCAAGCTAATTGGAATAATTACCTACAGGATGTCTACAAAAGAGGGATGGATGTAAATCAAAAGCGAATGATATATAAACAAAACAAAGCAACATTTGCAGAGTTTAATATTAATAGTTTTCGACAATTACAACTTATAGAAAAACTACCTCCTGCATTAGCTCAAAAAATATTTAATAATGGATATGCTGAAAAATACAGAGCACCCCTAAATGAACTAAGAAGAAAAGCAGGGGACGCACGGTCAGTCATAGCAGCAAGCACACCAGTAGCGCAACAATTAGCATTAGAGGATTTACTTCCTGATTCAATGGTAGAAGCAGATTATTTAAAACAAATTGATCCGGAAACTGATGAACCTTACGAGAATCCACCACTCCCTGATGAATTGTCTGCGCATAGACTTACAATGTATAATAATCAGATTGCTAATAAAGATTCCAAGTTTTATCAGGATTTTCAAAGCAGGGTAAACTCGTACCTATCGCCATATACAAATGAACTTCTTCAGCATACACAAGCTATGGGTTCTTTAACAGCACAGCATCCAACTTTGTTAAAACCATTAACATATAGTGATGCAGGATATCGAGACGAAGCAATTCAGAAATTACCAGAAGGCACTTTCTTTAATTTTGGTGGTACACGTGCAATGGTCATAGATACCCAAAATGGAAAATCTTTCGTAGATGAAACAGATGACCGATTTAATGATGACTTGTATGAATTATTAAATGGCGGTACTGGTGCAGAAGCACTTGAGGCTAATGTGCCTGCACCGTTTGCCCTCCCTGATAATGATGAAGTGGATGATGCACCTAAAGTAATTGATATTGGCAATAAGTCACCAGGAGAAGCAGTAAAAGCTTTACAAGCCCGCATAGGAGAACTTCGCAGGCAAGGTCCAGAAATAAATAGTAAGCGTCAAGAGGCAATTAGTGGAACTATGCCAGGTTCACCTATGGTACCTATGGGGTATGGTGGATTTGTCTTTGGAGATACGAAGACCGATAGACCAGTAACAGTTGATTACATACTGAAGCAAAACGAAAAATTTGATAAATACGAAAATGACCGAAAAGCTGAACTTATAAAAGTAGAAGCACAACTTAAGGCATTAGAAGAAGCTTTAAAACCTAAGTGATATGGCAAATGGTTTACTTAATTGGTATAAGGAAAAACTTACCCGTGATGGGACTGATGTATCAAAGTATTCCGATGAACAACTAACTTTAAGCTTAGGCAGAAAGATGGAGGGTCAGTATGGCCCCCAAAAGATTAAGGAATATCCTGAGTTTTCCAAGCAATACACTTCTGCGGTAAATGCAAGAGAGGCTAAACGACTAGGTCGTGATGGATTTTTTGGTTCTTTAAAAGAACCCTTTGCGGGGTTTGGTCAAGGTGTAGATGAAACCCAAGGTATGCTTTATGGTGGTGCTGGATTCTTAGCTAAGAAGGTAGGATTAGATAGTGCGTCCGAATGGATGATGGATAAGTCCATGGAGAATATGAAGGAGTCGCAAAAAGGTGCGCCTACCATTCAATCATTCTCAGAAGTAAATAGTGTTAGTGAAGGATTAAGATTTCTTGCAGGAGGAGTTGGTCGAGTTCTACCATCAGGATTAACCATGATTGGTACAGGTGGAGTTGCTGGACTTGCAGGAAAAGAAATTCTTAAAAAAGCAGTAGTTGGACCGGCTCTTAGAAAAGAAGCAACTCGTGTGGCTAAGCGAGGTTTGGATTTTGATGACCTAATGAAGTCATCCACAAAAAGATATGCCGACCTTCCACCTATTATGCAGGAGGTTGCTAAAAATTATGCAAAAGGTGTAAGTTTATTAGGTGGCACAGCTGCAGGAAGTGGCACCATGGGAATTGGTGAGGTGTATAGTAGCTTATATCCTTACACAAAACTTGATCCACAGGATAAGGATTATGTTAAACCGGAAGATGCGGAGGCATTGTCCTGGAAGTTCGGTATAGCAATTGGTGCTTTGGATTCAATCCTTCCATCAATGGTGGGACCAAAAATACTAAAGAAGTTTTTCCCAAATAAAACACCTAGTGTTGTGGATGTTGCACGGGCAGATGCATTTGTTAAGAGAAATCTCCTTAGTGCAGTAGGTAGGGGAGTGGCAGTTGAAGGCTCAACTGAAGCAACTCAGGAATATTTAAATGTGGTTGCTGAAAAATTTGCACACAATGAAGACTCTCCTTTTGATCTAAGTAAGTTTAGTGAACAGGAATTGTACACACTAATCGATGGTGGCATATTGGGTATGATAGGAGGTGCTGTATTCAATGGTGGTACAGAATTATGGGCAGGGAAGAAAGCACAAATAGATGCAAGGAATGCAGAAATAGAAAAAGAAGAGAAATTTGATCAGGAACTTAAGAATATAATTAAGGCAGAATCAGATAAAGTTAAAGCCAAGCAAGATGCAGTTGATGAATTAACTCCTATAAAAACATTTGATATCGGACAAAAAGTCAGAACTGGAGATAACACGGTTGGTGAATTTGCAGGACTACGGGGAGATGATGCATTAATTAAAGTTCAGCGTAATCCTGAACTTGAAAGATTTGAGGTTATTAATGTTGGCCCTGCTCGTGCATTAAGTGCAGTGGTAGAAGAAGAAACTACAGAAACCACCACCCCAAAAGTAGAACCACAAGGGCCACAACCGCAAGGGTCGGAGTGGGAAACCACCACAAGGGAACTAACCAAAAAAGACGGAACCAAAATAAATATTCAGCGGTCTAGATTCAGAGTCTATGACAGAGACGGTCTTCCTGTTGATTTAGTTGTAAAGTTAGTTGACGGAAAAATAAAAGAGTACGTCCGAGAATTTTTCTTTGATAAAAAAGACCCAAGTAAAAAAACCGGATCAAGTGGTAATCTTTTAAGTCCAAAAATCAAGGATATCTTTGAGTCGGGAGACTTTGAAGGAGGGCTTGAGTTTGCTCTCGGTAATGCACTTTCAGGAGAGCTTTTTCGCACGCCAGACGGGGGTAAAAAAGACTTATATATAGCAGATCGGGCAAAACAATTAATAGCAGAGGGGGAAAATCCTACTGAGGCAATAAAACAGGCTAGGGAAGAGTTTCAGCAATCCACCGAAGAAAATCCTGTTGATACATTTAGGGAAGAGCAAAAACAGGCACAGGAAGAAGAGAAGCAAACCTCCCCTGAAAGTAAAAATCAGACACGGGAGGAACAATTAAAAGAAAAGGAAGACCTTAGAAATCAAAAAGAGAATGATATTCCACTGCCTGAACTTAGGGCATTAGAATATTTAGGCGAATACTTACAGAATGAAGACCTTAGGATTTCTGAAATAACCCCAAATAAATTAAAGAGAATAGATCCAGTTGGATTTAAAAATGCATATGATAATTGGAAACAGGAGTTTTATGCACCGGGTGACCAACCATCCAATCAAGTACTTGTTGATGCATTCAAGGAAGGGATAAAGAAAAAGCTTGGAGAAAGTTATAAGTCCAGAGGGGATATTAAGTATGAACAAACTGTAGAAGAAACAAAAAATGCTTCTGAGGAAGCTAAGGTACAGGCAGAAGAAAACAAAAAGGAGGACGCAGAAAAGAAGAAACTCGATCGAATCGCCAGTATTGCTAAGACTCCATCTAATAAATTTCTAGTATCCACAGGAAAAGAGACTGATATAACTAGGGTTGATAATGCTATTAATGCAGTAGCTAATGCCAAAAACGAAGGACGAGAACTTACTATAAGTCCTGTATCAGAAGAACAGTTTAATGCTTTTAATGATGATGAAAAAATAAAAGCAAATATTATCATCCAACAAGGTGGAGGCACAGGGAGGCTAAGGAATTATAAAAGCTATGAAGATTATGTGGATGATATTGATAATCTTAATAGGGTAGTTAGTGAAGCAACTTCTGACCAATCTAAGATTGATAGTATTTTAAGAAAGCCCGAAAAGGAAGTCGTAGAAGAAGTTGTAGAAGAAGTTGTAGAAGAAGTTGTAGAAGAAATAGACGGCTCTACATTAGAAGAGATTCCTGCGATTGAGAATGGGGAATACATTATTGATGACACAACATATATTGTAAGTGATGAGGGTGTTTTCAGAAAAAACAAAAGAGGTTCAACTTTATTAAATGGGAAAAAGCCTAACGAAATATCTGACTTCTTTTTATTAGGTAAAGTTTTACCGCAAAACAATTTACAGAATATAACCAAAATAATAACCCCAAGTAATCAAAAACTAAAGGTTAGGTTTGATGGAGTTGTCTTACGGTTTTTCTTAAAGGAAACTAAGTTTCAGAACATAGAAATACTAGTAAAATCTGAAGGGAATTATAACTATGGAGGTGCATCCCCCACCAGCTTACTATTACCAACTGAACAGGACCATATAAGGTTAAGTGACTCTAGGGTGTTCTCGGGAAAGCCAAAAGTAAGGGACGCTGATTTAGGAAAAAAGAAGGAGGCAAAAAGAGAACTTCCTAAAATTGCGAAAGGTAATGCAAGGCAATCAAATAATGTAATTGTAATAAGGCATAAATTGTCCGGTCGATTATTTGCTCGAACAATTAAAGGTTCTGAAGTATCGGAATTTTTCTCTAAGAAGCGAGATGGAGAGGTGAGCCTTGAAGAAGATGCAAAAAAAATGCCTTTCGGTAAACTACCCGCAGAATTTGAATACTATGGAGCAATATCATTTTCAGGGCATCCTGGTATATTTAGGCAAAACTTCGACAATGAAGCTGAGTATAATAAATGGTTGGACAGTTTTGAAAAGGTAGAGCTAGAAGAATCCATAGTTCAAACTAGAGAGCAGAAGAAATTAAAGAGCAAACTAGAGAGTAGAGAAACTATTGTTTTTGGTGACCATGAATCTCCCCTTCAAGCATTTGATAAGCACTTCTCTGTAATTAAGGGTGGGTTGGCAAGTTTAGATACTTTCTCAGTTATCGAGGATTTATCAAAAACCCATGAAGGTAAAAAGCTTGCTGATAAATTTATTTCGAACGCCACTCAAGAAAAATTTCCAAAAGAAAATCTTGATATCGCTAAATCAGATATCGATATAATCCAAAAAGCAATTAAAGGAGTTGGGCCAAAGAATGCGTCAGACTTTGCACATGCTTTCCAAGTTATATTAAATACAGAATTTGGACTTGGGATTGAGAGCGACAGGCAAAACTTCGTAAGAACAAGTAATAGTCCAGAGGGAGAATCTGTACCGATTACAGAAACTTTGCCTAGTGCTGAATTGACCCCTGCTGAAATACTAGAGCGAGATGAACGCAGGAATAAGCAATATAGTTTAAGTAGTGTTCCAACCGCAGAGTGGGCTACAAGCGAACAGATAAGAATATTACATGAGTTCTCTAAGAAAAACTTACAGGGTTTAACAGATAGGCAAGTTGCGGATAAATCTTTGCCAACATTGCCCATGCAACCTTTTGAAAAACTTGGAATTGAACTCGAGAAAGCAACTGATGCTAATCGAATTATATTCGAGGTGGTAAATGCAATCAGGACAAATGAGCAATTCATTCAAATAGATGGAGGAGTTGATGGGGCGACAGGTGTATTTTTCGATTGGTTGCAATGGTCGGGCAGTCAGACTATTTTATCGGAACTTGAAAAATCAAACTTATCTGCCACGGGTAATTCTGAAAAGAGTAAGTCAGGATGGGAAGCTATAGCATCCCACTTTAATGATAAATCAATTACCATTAAGGATAATACTGAATCTATAATTAAAGGTGTGCTTTCTGATGCTGAGTATTCAAAGGATGACGCAACAGAACTTGCTACATTGGTGTTTAAATTAGCTGCATCTCCAAACGATATAGCTGACACAAGGGGGGAGATTGCGATGACGCTTGCCCGTATTCTTGATGTAAACGAAATTGGTGGTTTTATTGGAGATGCAATTGAGCGTGTTGATGTTGAGTCATCAAACAGAAAGAATATTGAAGGGGCAATTGAGGATGTATTTATAGAAAATAATGTAAAAAACCCATCTGACTTTATTAAAATTCTTGATGCAGTACTACTAGATGCATTCAAGCAACTTGGTGTAACAAGAATAAAAAATGCATACCCTGCATTAAATGGAAGACAGTTTTTAATTCCAATTTCTAATGTTGAAGCAAATGAAGTTGAAGCACAGGCAGATAATAGTGTAGGCGTTAGTGCTCCTGGACAGGAACAAGTTAGGCAGATGGCAGACCGTTATATCGGATCCACTCCTTATTATTCAAATGCAGAAAATTCAGATGCATACAATATTGCTCAGTCTTTCAAGAGGGGGGTTAATTATGAACAACAAATCTTACTACCCGAAGGTCAGGAAGCACTTAACGATAGAGCAATTGAAGAGATAATAGGAGGTAATATATTTGCCCCTGTAGTATTAGAAAAAATAAAAAGATACATTGAGAACACTGGTAAAAGCCCAGAGGCAAAAGAATTTATTTCTCGCTATATCGATGTCCTAGAAAACGCACTTAATAATAGCGATAACTTGAGCATACAAGTTGTGGATGAAATCTCATCTGCCCCCGGTCAAATAGTAAGAGGTAGTTATTTAAATAACCTCGTAATAATTAACAGGCAATTCTACGCAGGGAAGTATGATTTAAAAGGCGAAGAGTTACCATTAGACCTTACGGAGGACACCACAACTAATGTATTAATGTCTGTTGTATTGCATGAGGTATGGCATGGTACAATGGAGGCACCACTTAAAGCATACGAGAATGGTGAAGCAACTCCTGAGATTAATAAAACTATTGACCTAATAAAAGATGTCATAAGTGAGATTAAGCAGGCACCAGGTGCAAGAGAGTTCTCTTTTCTTTTCTCTAATGACAGTCGCGCAATAAGTGAGACATTAAATTATGCATGGACAAGAAAAGACTTCGCTAAATTTCTATCCAATACACAATTTGAAAACGACGGTTTAAAGAAAAGAATAGATCAGAATGGTAAGGGATTTATCTCCACATTAATGGATGCACTTATTTCTGCGTATTCAAAACTGCTCGGTTTGATGGGAGTTAATGTTGAAGGCACGGCTCTAGAATCTATTCTCGAATTGTCTAAACAATTAGAGGCGCAGAGTCAGTCACTACTTCCACAACAAGAAGTAGAGAGAAATCAACTACTAGCTGCAATGGCAGATAACCCTGCCCCTATATTCTATTCTCAAATGGAGAAGGTATTAAATGTGGTACAAGGGGAGACAACACAGAGTCAGGAAGAAATTCAGCTAAGGCAGGAGTTAAATCAAATAAAGAAAGAACTTCCCGAGTATTTTAACGGAGACAAGAAGAATGACACTGAGGGCAAGGTTGCACTTTTAAAACAAAAAGGAGCAATTGAAAATCAATTAAAAGGATTCGCTAAACCAAAAGCATTACCCAAAGAGGCAACCGGAAAGAGGTGGAAGAAGATATTAATTGATGAAGGAGTATCCGCAAATGAGTTAAAGGTAACCATTGGTAGTTTATTAGATGAGATTGGGGATAGAAAGATTAACCTACCCATGCTCAGGAAGATTGCTAATGCCGCTAACCAAGTGCCCATTGTTTCGAATAATGTAGTATACCAAGGAGATGACGGCGTGCGCACTGCTGAGTATGTCGGGTCTCATGACTTTAGTAGATTTAATACAAGAGAAAAGGTAACGAGATTTACTGGGCAGGGAATGTCTCTTGACCCATCCTTGAGTAGGGATGATATAGTAAGAAGATTATCCGATGACAATAAGGCAAAGTTAGATAATATATTTTCAAAACCAGTTCCCTTCGGGATAGATTATGGATTTAAAACAGATGACCCCACTGTATTTATAGCGGGTACAATAATGCCCTATGAACTTGCAACCCCTGGACAAAAAAGAAAACTTGCAAGGTTTTACACTGCTGTACAAATGGGGGAAACCTTAGGCAAAACAAAGGTTGGGGATTTTACCCATGAAATAATTGAACCAAGCGCAGAGGAAACAAAGAAATTTAGAGAGAAGTTCAATAAGGCAGTTCAAGCAGTTGGTAGTATGAATAAACTATCGGATGCGGTAAGATTCACTAATAGTAAAATTAAAGACTTCTACAAGGATAGATTTAGGGCGATACAGAGAATTCAAGAACAGGAAAAAAATGTAACTGATGAAGAGATTCTAAGTGCTGCTAGATTGATGTACCCTGATGGAGTGCCTGACACTTTGAAAAAGACCCAATTTCTACCCGGACAAAAGGTTCGTGTATTGGACGAAGGAGATTCCGCTGTAGGCTACATTGGTGCAGTTGCAGAAATTGAATCTATTGATAGACAGCAGGCAACTGGCACGCTTGTTTTTAATAAAGGCAAAAGCTATGAAGCTAGGAAAGAACTTGAGTTTTGGCAAGTTGAGCTACTACCGGAAAGTCACTATGCCAACTCCATCGAGGAATTGAAGGAAATTATAAAGCAAGCGCTTCCTGCTTCAAGTGATTTCTTTTCTTCTTTGTCTAGCGCTTCATATGTCATTGGTTCTAGAGTTACATTTAAGGACCCAGAATCAACCAATTTTAAAGAGGGTAAAGTCATTAGCACCAAGAGGCAAGGCGATGGCAGTGTTTTTTCGGTAACTATTCGCTACACCAAAAAAAGGATATATGGCCCCACCAGTCGACAGACAGGAACATACAATTCCACAGAACAAATCACGCTAGACCCAAGAGATGTCGATCTAGTAGAAGGAGCTGATGATGATGTCAATCAAGTCATTAAAGTGTTAAGAATAATTGCGTCATTGGAAAAAGTAGACCCTAAAGATATTCAATCTGTATACCTTAACTCCGAAAGGTCGGTAACAGAAACAAATGAGAAGAAATTTGCTGGCTCCAGTTATGGATTTCCTAATTTTGTAACCCCTGTCCCTGCGTCAAGACTAGTTGAATTAGCAGTAGATAATTTTGTGGTGAATGGAAAAAGGACCAACCCAAATGGAACTGCTGGTCTTACACCTGGTCAGAAAAAAATACTACAGTTGCCTGAAGAAATAGAAAAAGAACTTCAAGAACTTGATAAGATTGCAAAGAATTCAGAGGAATACTTCGAGGTAAAGCCAGACTTTCTGCCTTCTAAGTCAATAAGGCATATCCTTACAAGATTAGATAGTTTTGGGGATAATCTTCTTGATAATGCTTTAGTAAATTTTAGAACTTCCCTGACTGCCTCTAATACACCCGCTCCAAATAAACTTTCTATGCTAGACTTAGATGTTAAAGACCCTAACAATCCAAGTGGAGTGGAGTTTAATTGGTTGACTAGTCTATATCTTGGATATGATGGTCTTGGAAGAATCAGCTACCTGGACTCTACCCTTGTTGATATGGAAGAACAGGGTAGAAGTCGATGGCGGGATATTTTTATTGACTCAAGTTCAACTAGGAATCTCCCATCAATCTCAGAGCCAATTTTTAGACTTAAGGGTGATACGCACATCGGTTATTTAAATACCGGATTCGAAAGCTTGAAGGGATTAAACACCATAAGAAGCCTACCGGTTAAAATGAAGGAGGAAATAGTAGAGCACATTGATAAAAGGCATGGCGACCCTGTCAATATCCTCATGCTTGCCCCTGGATTAAAAGATATTTCACTATCAGATGTTACGCAAAAAGCTGACTCTTTACCAATCATGCAGGGGAGTACCATACCTGGTGAAGGAAGAAGAATACTTGGTGACAGACTGCCCGAAGAGCAAGTGGAGTCATTAGAGCAACAAGGGTACAGACTTATAAAATCTTACCTCATTAGAGATAAATACCATATCTTTATGGTGCAAGCAACTGACCCAAGTACATATACAATTAATAATCAGCGTGCTCCATTAAAAGGAAAGTATCAACTCGGACTTCAACAGGTTGGGGAATTTGCAGGGGATATTTCATCACAAACCCGAAAAGTTGAAAGTCAACTCAGTGGGCTTGAGGGTATGCGTGTGGCTGTAGAGATGGCAAATATTGTAAAGTCTCTCTCAGCTAAGTATGGGGATTTATATGTAGGCACACACAGTGAAGATAAATTTAGCAGATATGAATCATTGCTTAAGAAATTTAAATTCAAAACCGAGGTTCGTACAGCTACCGAGTACGGTTTTCGTGAGCAGGGGAGATTAATAAAAATATTCCAACCTAACTTAGCAGAAGTAAGAGATATTCAATTCGCCACTGATCAGGAAATTGAACAGCTACAGAGGGATAGGGATGTTTTCACAGTGGAAAAAAATGCAAGTATCCCCACTCACTTCCATGATGAAGTAATGACGGTCGGAACGACTGATTGGTTAGGTGACGAAATTGAGCCAATGGCGCATAAAGTGAATTCATGGATAAGAGGATACGAGAGGACATTTAATGGCGTAAAATCATTTGTGTTATCTGAGCTACAGTCTGACGCCAAGCAGAGAATGCAGAAAGATATTTATGAAAGATTTGGCGGATACTTCGGATTTACTGAAGGGTACAAAAAGACCAACGAGTGGGACTCTTCTAAAGAGTATAAAGTTGGTGATATAGCATTTGTTGATGAAATGGGCTATGTTGCATGGGAACTCACAAGACCACTAACAAACAAAGACCTAACCCTTGCATCGGAAGGTTCAATTAAGGATGGGATAAGTCCAGTTACCGAATACAAAAATCCTTTTTCATACATTGAAGAGGGGAAGATTACTCCAAATGAAGGACCATGGAGACTTCTTCCATACCGATCCACAGGTGTTCAGAAAGGTTCGTTTGATAATCCAGGTAAAATTGACCCCACTCTAGCTGGAACAAATTTGTATATTGTACGAATAAATGGACAAGAATCAGTAGCACATTTTTATCCCGGACAAATAAGGCAGATTAAAGAAGATGGGCATATAGTCAAAGGTCGCACGATAGATGTTCTCTCTGTAGCTAATCTTGTAAAAAGAGCGAATGTTGTTTTTAACACACTTAGCGCAAGACTTAATGCAATTGAAGCCAAGGAAACAGAAATTCAAGAACTGCAAGACATAATTGATATAAGTGGTCTTCCAAACAAGAAAGCTGCGAAAATTGAGCAAAGAAATAAACGTCAAGAAGAAGCTGCACTCGCATTGGATATTGCCAAGGCAGACTTTAATACTAGTGGTCTTGCAGGGGATGGTCGAGCAGGCCAGCGTCCAGTCGATGACAATCCATCTTTCCCAATGATGCCTAATGAACTTATAAGTGAATTAAGAAGGCAACAGATTATATATCAAGAAAAAGGAGATACCGCTAAAGAAGAATTCCTAGAATATAAATATCCAAAAGCTACAAGTCGCACAGATGCAGGATACTGGATTAAAGATGTTGGAGGAGAAACTGTTTTTAAGAATCCTAATGGTGAAAGTATCGAGCAGATTATTGAAGACTTTAATGCGCAAAATACACATTTGGTAAAAGATGATATTTTACTAGATGCATATCAGTTAGCCAACATGAAGGCATTGATTAGGTATCTTGCACTTAACAGAATTAATAAGGTTGTATTTACAAGAGGGGATGTAATTTATCCAATAGTCTCAAGTTCTCCTAGCTCAGTCTATGATGCTTATGTAGGTAGCGATGGTGTAAAAACTCAAGGAATTATTAATGCATATGGCTCTATGCCTGCAATACTTGGTAAGTATTTAAATATAAAACCTCAATTAGAAGAGGGTGCTGAAAGTCGACATTATGATTTAGGTAGAGAAGAAAAGCGTAATGAGCAATTCATGACCATCACCATCCCTGATGAACGGCTCGCACAAAACCTACAAAATGGTGAGCGTTTATTAATGCAGGATGAACTAGATGGAGTAAGGAGAGAGACTCGCACAAATCTAAAGGTAACAAAATCGGGGGGCGAATATACAATCACGAATTTATTCAACGAACCATATCAAACAACTGATAAAGATGACCTAAGAAATATTATCAGATTTAAAAATGTACCTAGTAGATTAGGCATATTGGTCAAAGGTGATAATGGTCAACCGATTGTTAAGGTAGATGGTGACAATACATATAACTTAATAAATTTGGGCGACTCTGAAAAGTGGGTAAATGAAAACACCATTGAGGCATATGAAAAAGGAGACCTACTTCCCTCCAATATGTCAGATCAATTAACTTTTGACTTTGGTAAATTAAAAGAGAGTGAAGAAACAATTGAAGAACAGGAAGAAAAACCAGAGATTGTCAGGGTTACAAATGTAAGCAATAAATATCTAGTCAGGCTTATAGCTAGAGATATATCATGGGAAGGAACTGAAAGGTCTTTAGATGTTCAGTTGGCTAATAACATAGCAGAGCATACAGATATACCATTCCAGACTGCTTTAAGAGAGATTGATAATATCCATGCTTTGCATAATGCTACACCTTTAGATAAGAGAATTGAATTTCAAACCCTTGCCATGGATAAGGGGATAAAGAAATATTTTGGCAAGGGTCAGTTAATGGAGGATGTATATGCGGAAGAGGAAAATCCAAATACTACTCAATCTTTAAATAGAGAAGCAAATGAAATAGCACTTGCAAAGATGCAAGTAGCCTCCAGGAGTGAGGAGTTAGCATCCACATCACAAGCGATGGAGGATATTCGTAGAATTTTAAAAACTCCAGACTTAAGCGTGGAAGATGTGTACAGGATATATTTATCATCCGGCAAGACACCTATTCAATATATAAAAGAAAAGACAAAGTCTTATCAGAATATAGAAAGCATAACCCTAGAAGCATTGAAAAACAATGAGGGTATGGTTCAGGAAGCAAGAGTGCTCGCACTTGGATTGATTGAAAAAAGAAAGAAGCAAGCAAAAGAAGCACTTTCCAATAACATGGATCAGTTGGATGAAAATCAGCCCAATAGTTTAGCTTCAGAAATTCTTACACTTGAAAGTGAAATTAAACCTGACCCTGCGATTATATTTAATCGTGCAACTCAAGGGGATAAGATAAGTAATCAAGTTGCATACTACGCTCAAGAAACAAGACAGGAAATACTTGAGGACAATGGTGAGATTGACACAGGTAGTTCGGCTACATTACAGGCATATAAAGAAATCACTGGAGAGGACAGGGTATCAAATGAGTTTACTGAGCTTATGGGAAATATTAGAAAGCTCAGTCCATCATTCTTATCTGACCTAGTATTACAGGTCAGTAAAAAAGATGACATACAGGAATTATCCTATAATGACATATATAATATAATAAGTGTCGGACAAAAAGTTTCTAAAAACGAATACATAGTAATAGCATCTGCCATACATAATAATAAGAAAAGCGTGTATGAAGCAAAGCTATCCACAAGTAGTGATTTCCAAGGGAAAAGGTCTACATTGGCAAAGCTAGAAAGTCTGAGCAAGTCAACAATTGATCAGTTAAAAGTAATCAAAGGAAAGAATCCATCTGAATCTTTATTGTCAGGCAAGGAAGAAGAGAAGGGGATATTAAATGCATTTATAGATAAGCGAATTAAGTACCTGGAGAAAGTACAGGAGTCAGAAGATTTGCTTAGGGATAACCAAGTGTACTTAGCACTGATTAAGAGTTATGATATGAACTCGAACAGAATGCAGACCTACTTGGGCCATAGTCCGATTACTCACATTGTAGACGGATTAAAGTTTCCTGTAATGTCCAAGGTGGGAGATAAGTACGAAATCGATTACATTGATATTAAACTTAATAATAAACTTATACCTGAAAACCTAAATGAATTTGTAATATCAAGGCAGAAAAACAGGGAGTATTTAACAGATAAGAATAATGAAAAGATTCAAGGTACTGCTGAGTTTCAATATATAAGACAGGCAACCTTAGCTGCAGATGCAGCTACCCTCCAACCACAGCACAAAGAAGCACAGGGTAGATTAAATATGTGGTGGTTGAAGTCGGCTCAGGCAATGTTTGCTGAACAGGGGAGATTAGGTAAGGAAATAGCACAATTGGAACTCCGATTTGATATCGCATATAGAAAGCATGTATCCAGAGCAAGAAGGTTTGGTAAGCTATGGAATAGAAGGTTAATCAATGCCACTAAAGCATGGGGATACACTGATTACCGGATGTTTTTGGATTTTTATGACAAGGTATTAAAGTGGAATGAAGACCAACCCCAAATAAATGAAAAAGTAAAATTTGACGAGGGTACATTTAATAAAGCAATGTCCTTGGTTAAAAACAAAGATGCAATTACTAGTGAAAGTGAAGCTAGAGATACTCTTCAAAAACTACTAGAACAGTCTAAGATTATATCAGGTTTCTTCTTGGATTTAGCACAGGAATATAATGTTAAGGTAAGTCAGGACAAAGGTGCCAATAGAGTATTAGTGGAAAGTAGAATTGTTGAAGGTGAATTTGAAGGTCTTTCCCGAGACGCAATAAAAAGAGGATACCAAACATCAGGCAGAAAAATTAGATCCAATTATGTACTAGGTATTGTTAATGAATTAAGTTCGGGTTTGGGCAATCTCGAGGGATGGGAAGATGTTAAAAAAGCATACCAAAATGATTCACTAACTGAAAAAAGAAAAGAGGAAGCTATAGATGCATACTTTGAAGATGGTATTACTGATTCCACCCTGGACAGATTTATTCGCCCATACATTTTTGATACATCAATAATTAATTTTATTCCTGCACCACTTTCAAAAGATGGAAAGATTCCTAAATCATATTTAAGAAAAGCATGGGCACAATCCACCGGACAAGGTCATCAAAAGTTTAAATCATTTATTGATATTTTATATGAAAGTGTACCTCATAATAAAAAACGAACTGATTATTTAAAGTTCAAGTATAATGTAGCCAATGCATTTTACAAAAGATTTAGAAATCTTGAGGAGGCAGTAAGTGATTCAGGAAGCAATATGGATAATAAGGCATACGCATTGGCACATAGATTGATGGATAGTCGATCTACTCAGACAATTATGCCCGTGGAATTCCTTCAGTATGAATCATACACTGAGATTGATATGCCCATTCAATTGGCTCAAATATTGGGCAATGGAATTTATGGTAAAAATGCAGAAAAACTCACAGCATTAAAGGACAAACTAAAGGCAGAACTTAATGAAAAGAGGGAGAAATTGACCGATATTGCAGATGCACTTGGTGTTAAGACATCAAGCTCTGTACCACTTACTTTTAAGCGTAGTTTTAGAAAAAGAGCGGCAGACCTAGCTGCGGGAATGGAAGACATTCCTGGTGAGACAGGTATGGAAAAATTAAAGAATCTTGAAGCTGCAGCTAGGCAGTTAAAGAATTTCCACACTGCAGAAAAAAGCTTAAAAGCTCATCTAGAAGGAGATATTGGACCATACAAAGACCATAAGGTTGCTCTTGAACTTCTTGGCACGAATGCATTTCTTATACTTAATCAAACAAAAAGTGGACTGACTAATTTACTATCTCTTTTTGATATACCTTTGGTTTACAAAGGGGGTAATAAATTTTCAAGAAAAGCATTTTCCACTGCATTAAAAAATGTATTTGGAAATGTATTTGGTCCCCTGCTTGAAAGAATGGGTTCACAACTCAGATTGACCAGTGAATATGCAAAACAATTAAATGATTTTTACTTTCATACATCTGAGCATGAAGTGGGTTATAATAATTACAGATTAAATTTAGGTGCTAATGCATCCAAGCAAGCGAGCTTACTTGAAATATTTAAGATGGATGGATTAAGGCAATTAAAAAATACTTTACAATATACGCCCGTAAAAGAGGGGCAGACCTACGCACCTTTTTCATTGCGTACGATGTTCCTTAATATTTTTACCTACTTAGGTAACTTAGCTAATCACTCGATTGGTGTAGGCACCGTACAGGCAGTCGATATGCTTGTGAAGCAAGCTGCGGATTTCATTGAGCAATCTGCAAAGAGAACGGGTCAACCAATCCCTGCGACTTATCAAGTCACTGCGGAGAATCTTGGACTTGAGACAAAATCTGCAACAGGAGAAGTGATTCTTGGAAGTGAGTCGATGTGGAATTACATTAATAATCAAATTGAATTAAGAGGGTTAGGCACAATTAGCGACCTTGCTCATCAATATATTGAAAGAAAGTCAAAAGGTGAAACTTTGGCACTCACCCAAGACCAAGCACTCGCAGTTAGTTCAATTGGATTACATAATGTTGCAATGGAGGGTGGCTTTACATCAAGGTCAGCATTTTGGTATACAAATGAATGGGGTAAGTATATTGCACCTCTACTTTCTTGGTCATTCTCTAAGGTTAATCAAGTAAATGAGGCATTCAGGGATGAGCAGACAAGTGAGATTACACTCAAGGCATCATTAAGAGCATTAAGCGTAATGGGATTATGGCTCACCCCTGTTGGTATGGCATTTACTTTTGGAATGGATGAATATGATGAGGAGATATTAGGAAAAACTTCTTCTCTTCGTCCTGCTCCTCTGTCAACCATGATTCCAATCTTTGGACCTTTTATTGAAGGTGATGCAAAAGGAAATGCTCTTGCAATGATTGAGAGACTTTCTCGTGCAGGAAATATTGGAGGTATCGCAGGAGACTTTGTTGCTAGTATGGTATCCCAAGTAGACCCATATGCATCTCAGCGAGGATTCTCTTTAGATACTAGAATACTGGGCATGGCTACAATCATTAATACGATGGATGCGTTTAAAAACGCATACCATAGTAGGTCATTGGATTATAACTTGGTTATCAGACCACTTCTTTACTCCATGGGCGGTAATGGATTTCTTCAAACCCAGCAGGCGATTACGAATTTGATGGGTATTGATACCATTGAAAGAAGAGTGTCCGACATGATTGGAAATCGAAATAAAGTCCGTGCCGCATTGTCAACACTTGAGATTGAGAGAAGACCAGCAGTATCAGGAGGATTTAGGGCGACTCCATTTTCAGTCCATATTAGAAAAATGGAACAAGCTGCATATGCAAATGATGAAAAATTATTTCAGGAAGCATACAGTCAGGCAGTCTTAGCCGCAATCGAACGAGGTGACGCAGACCCTGAGAAATCAGTACTACAATCATACAAGAGGAGAACTCTTAAAAGTGGATTATCTAGATATACGTTATCAGATGATGAGTGGAGTAAAGTTCTAAATGTCTTTACTGCAGAACAAGCTAATTCTTTAAGACGTGCAGAATCAATGCACAAAAAATTTGAACACATTTTATTAGATTCAATTGAATTAAAAGCAAATCCTTTACCAATGATAGTCACGGATAGTGCATCAACAAAACCGATGTCATACGATGATATAGTAAAACAATCCCTAGCATTTTAAATTATGCCCGTAAAAAAACTACCCCCCGGAGCTACTCAAGTCACAGAGAAGAGTAGAAATGTACATTTTATAAAACATCAATTAAAAAGCACACAAGAGAAAGATTCCTTCTGGGTGCTACTTTCATTTGACCGACATCATGATAATCCAAAATCTGATAATCTGATGGAGAAGAGACATCTGGAGTTAGCCAGAAAAAGAAAAGCAATTATTATAGATGGTGGTGACTTATTTTGTGCGATGCAAGGTAAGTATGACCCAAGGTCAGATAAAAGAGATTTAAAACCTGAGCATCAAACAGGGGATTACCTAGATAAACTTGTATCAACTGCGGCAGATTTTTACGGTCCTTATGCGGATCTGTTTGCAATCATGGCACCTGGTAATCATGAAACTGCAATATCTAAAAGACATGAGACTAACCTGACAGAAAGATTAGTTACCATGCTTAACGATAGGCACGGATCAAATATAAAAGTCGGCGGTTATAGTGGATGGATAAAGTTTCAATTGGTGGTATTCAGTCAGTGCCTAACAAAGAACTTATGGTATCATCATGGATATGGTGGAGATGCTCCTGTAACCAAAGGGGTTATTCAAACAAACCGACAGGCTGTTTATTTACCCGATGCTCATATCGTAGCTACTGGACATACGCACAATGAATGGCAATTTCCAATACCTAGAATACGGCTCACTCCACATGGCACTATTCACCATGATGAACAACTTCACTTAAAGGTTCCATCCTACAAAGAAGAGTATGTAGATGGATATGGTGGATGGCACATTGAAAGGGGAGGCCCACCAAAACCAACAGGTGCAATGTGGTTAAGATTTAGTGCAGATAAAACAACTAAAAATGGAGATACAATCTGCAAACCAATACTAGAAGCATTACGAGCAAAATGAGAAAGAAAAGAATATATAAAAAGGGAGCACCAAACTCAGAGTATAAGTATCACGGAACGAAAGAGCAAAAGGCTAGGCGAGCAAAGCGAAACAAAGATGCTAAGAAAGCTAAATGCCCTAAAGGACAAGAAGCACATCATGTCAAAGGCAAGAGGAAGGGTAAGCTAACTGGACCCGTTCGTTGCGTAAGCAAAAAGAAGAATAGAAGTATTCAGCCTAAAAGGAAACGCTAGTGTGTGTAGCCCTTGGTTGTCTTGGTGCTTTTATGACCTAGCATCTTAGCTACCTCTTCGATTGGTAGATTCTTATGCCTAGTGGCGAAGGCATGACGAAAGCAATGGAATGACTTGCCTTCAATTTCTAGTCTATTCATTAGTTCTTTGAATTGTTGGCTAAAGTAATGTCTTTTCTTTGGGTTGTTTATTTTATCCCTGTATTCTCTTGAGAACATATACTTGTCATCATCAATAGGTACACCCGCAAAGCACTTGGCAATTATATCACCTCCGGTTAGTTCATGATTGAATGGAAGCTCAACACGAGAGTCTTTCTTTTCAGTCCATACAATTATCTTACTTCCTTTAATTGAACTCCATTCAAAATTAATGATGTCACCAAGGCGAAGACCCAACCAATAAGACATGGAACATGCAACCTTCCAAAATTCACCAACTGCATCATTCCTAAAGCAATCAACTGCTTCCTTCATAATCTTGTCATATTCTTTCTTGGTGAAAGGTACGACTTTCTTCTTTTCTTTTTGCTCATGACTCAATTTTCCCATGTTAACTGCAACGATACTCGCAGGATTCTTTGGTATGTATTGTCGGGTTGAGCAGAATGATAGGAACGCAGACATGGCAGACAACCAAGCATTCCTAGTGGATACCCCAACTTTTTCCTTTGGGCTATTAATCCATTTGGATATTAGTTTATGGTTAATTCCATTCACGGGTTTGTTCATCCCGTAGTGCTTCTTGCAAAACAAATTAATAAAGTCTGTCTGTCCATTGATTGTATTTAGGGATTTACCCTCAGACTTTCTCCATTCATTCCACTCATCTAGTGCGTCTTGACATGTCATGTTTCGTCCTGACATCATCTTTGCAATAACATCCAATGTTAACGCTCCTGCATTAGCTGCAGCTTCAAGTTCTGCAATCTTAGAATCTTTAACTTCCTTCTTTGCATCCCTCTCGTTGGTGGAATTGAGCCTGGTGGTTCGGACACCAAACTCAGTTTTATAGCGAACGGAATAACCCTTAGTGGTCTTAATTAACTTCATGTGATACTTTGTGTACTAATATGTTAGGTCAGTCAATTCTAATTGCTGACTACTGCTTTTGATTAGATAGTTCTTTCCATTGCATATATAAAAATTCTTACCTGATTTTATTTTCATGCCAGTGTAAAAATTTTTAGAATTATAATAATCCATAATGCAGTCAGTTAATTCCTCTCCGTACTTTCGATTTGGCATAGATGAGCAAAATGGAACTACCTCAACGCACTTAGGTCCGTTATACCAAGATGTAACTATATAGCACTTATTATTATATTTCCATATTCTAGCAGTACCTTTTTCAGCAATAGTGTCAGCGGAGTAGTAACTATGTATATGCTTAGGGTTGAAAGTCCGAATCCAATTAGGTTCTTTGTATAGCTTTTTACTTCTCGGACATATAACAAAAGAATATTTATCATTAAATATCTCATCATCTACTTGTAAGCATTCGTTCATTCCCTCCGAGACCTTTCTTCCTGTGCTCTAGCTTCAGCATCAGCATCTTCGCAGTCACCGTAACGAGCTTCTTCATTTGCCTTCCATAATCTGGACTCAGCTTCCTCAGCATACTCAATAAGTTTCCTGCCAAGTATTTCAGCTTCCTGTATATCATCAAACCAAAGGAATGCTCCATGACTTGTGTCACCTACCTTAATATAGTCAATCATGTCATTAGTACCTCCGTGAGTGCATCCGGTTTCATTAATACCTACTTTAATATCAGCCAATGTCTTGCCTGAGAATATTCCAAACTCCTCAGAATGGACGGATCTATTTTTGTGTTGTTTTACTATTTTCATAATTAATGGGTTCTTAGTACTGGGTATATAGGTTGATGGTAATATCCATCCTCGTTTAGTTTTTCGTCAGGTGATGAATGACCTAATGCTCCTCCATCATTCCCCTCATCATCTGATTGGGGGAACAGGAAAGAACCATCATCTAGTATCAGGAATATTGGTCTTTGAAACCAATCTGATTCCTTTGCGTTATCTTTAGTCATGTACTGAACCTTGACTATCTTTCTACCGACTAATGCCTTAGTAGCACTGTCAGTCCAATATTTTTCAGGGTTTCTCATAATTAATCCTCGTATTTAGTTAGTATTCTTCTTATCCAAACATATCCGCAATCATCAGATATGAAGTTATTTGAGGGGAATCGTTCGGCTCCATCTTGCTCTGCATTAAGCCAATCCATGAGTACCTTGATATCCCTAGATGCATCAGGTTCATTTCCTTTATTGTGCATCTGCCAACTATATTCACCCTCTGCTAAACTTGTAGCAAGCGCAGCTATAACTTGATTAGTGTTTCTGATTTCCATACAGCTAGGGTCATCCCAGGTGAGTAGATAATAATTGTCATTATCGTACTCTATTGATACTTCCGCTTCAGTTCCCCATCCGGCCCCTGGTTTATCATTATCCATTGTCTTATTGGTTTAGTTGGCTATTAACCCTCTCTTCAAACACCTTGAATCTTGGGTTGATTGTTTTTCTTTCAGGCAACTTATGACCATTATATGATGGTATTAAATCACCCTTGGTTGCATCGTATTCAATATCTTCAATGCGATTCCATATATGATTCTTGGCTCCCATAAGTTCGCCTCCAAACATATTTTGTATTACATATGCAACACAACCGCAGTGGTTATGTAGTATACCATTCTCCGGTCGGTAGTCTTCGCAATACGCTGTATCTTCACTAGCTGCATACTCTAGAAATGGTATCAGTTTATTGATGTCTTCTTTTACATTATCGCTTATTAGCATAGTATTGTATCTCCTTTTAGTTTTGCCTGTAACTCAGGCCATTGGTTTTCACATTCCTCCTCATTCATCACATCGTGCTGACCTTTGGAGGTAAAATTCTGAAAGTGTTCGGCAAGGATTTCACCCGGATCCACTATCTTGTGCTCGGGGTCGCCATGCTCACCCTTGAGGCAAACAGTTGCACCATCTTCCTTGCTTGCTACTTTCTCAAAGAGTAGCTCCTCAATGGTGTTTTCATGAAGGACAACATTGACGGTGCAATCCTTAGGACTATCTAGTCTGTAAATCCTACCGCAAGCCTGTGCATACTTACCATAACTCCATTCAAGGGCACCGATGATAAGCTGAGAACAGTTACCAAAGCTATGTGCCTCGGCACAATAGATATTGAGTAGTAGCACCTGAGTCATGCCTGCCTTGAACATTGATGCCTGACCCGACTGGTCCTTGACATCACCACGAATCATAGAGCATTTGATATCTGAATCCTCTAGTCTTCTCTTCATCTCATCGATCTGACCATTTCGGGCAGAAACAAACACTACCTGTTCACCCTTGTGAACATTGTCGCATATCAGATTAAGAATGGATACCGTCTTGGAATTATAATTTGATGTAACAATCTTACCCTCCACATCATTGTAGGAAACAGTGGCAGGGTCAGAGCATACACCTCTGAGATATGTCTGTTGAGTCATTGCCTTGGCTAATGGATTCTCAATGGGAATATTCTTACGCTGTAAGTAATGAGAGTATAACCCATGTTGTTGCTCACCCATTGGGACTTTAACAACATTTAGGTTACACTTAACCATGTCAGGATTGATATCCTGCTTGGACATATAAGCTATTGTTTTGCGTAGTAAGTAAAGTAACTTGGGTACCTGAGAAATAGCAGGACTGTCCTTGGGTGATGGAGGGTTCTCGCCAGCCTTGTGAGCATCTGCCTCAGCAGTTAGGTCACGCTCCTTGGAGACATGAGCAGATTTGAATCTACCCAACTCTTCTAGTCCATAGTGCCATCGATTGTTACGCCTACGCTCATACCTCCAGTTATCAACTGCCAACCAACCAATGATTGGAAATATATTGTAACACATATTTGTAATAGGAGTGGCAGTCATTGCATACCTGTACCTTGGTTGCATACGAAGAATACCCTGAGTGGTATTGGTATTTGGATTACAGATAAGGTGTGCCTCATCGAGCATGACCATATCGAATTGACTCTTGCACAAAGTGGAAAGGGATGGAGTGGCAATACAATGGAAACCATTTATCTCGTCACCAATACCTGTGGTATATCGAATGCCATACTCAGGCTTGAATGGAATATTATATTTCTTGCAGAATAATTCCTCGCCATCTAGTTCCTTCCACTTCTTGGTCTTGGGCATATTCTCAAATGCTTTATCATTATTGAACATGGCAGATGGATATGTGATGAAAATACCCGTGGGTAACTTGCCATTCTCATCGAGTAGGTTGTAGTAATCCTCCTTGGAGAATAATTTGTATACAGGAGTATCAGGTGCAAACTTCTCAGCTTCCTTGAACCATTGAGGTGCATTGTCGAACTTCTGCTTTTTGCCCTCCTCACCCACACTAGTACCCTTGGGTACAATAAAGCACGCACGCTTTGCCTGCTTGAGATAGTACAAGGTGAATGCCGCTAAGGTCTTACCGCCACCCGTCTCAATACAACAACCACCTGAGTCAAGGATGGAGAAACGAGAGAGGTACTCACGCTGACCAGGGAAATACTTGAACCCACCGATATCTTCCATCCAGTCAAGCATCTCAGCATTACGCTCATAATCATCAGGGTTGGTCTCCTTGATAGTTGATATATCCGGCTCGTCAAAGTACTTCCATACATCCCGATCGGATAGCTCAAAGGTATTATCAGCATGTTCTCTGAATGACCAATTGACACTATTGTCATCATAGACATTGAACACTGTATCCTTACCCTCAAGCTGACAGTCATGTAGCTTGGTATATGTAGTACCCGTCCTCGGTGAGTAGTGCATTTTGTTTCTAGTAAATGACTTTTGATAGCTCAATGCCCTGACTAGAATTTTATAGCTACAACCTCTAGTGAGATGGATAGATTCCTTATCACCTTTCTTACCCACAGTCTTACTTGCGACAAGATATTGAATGTCATCAATGGCACCCAACTTCTCGTAGGGCGTAAGGGGTAGGATAGGGGGAGGAATATGACCTAATGTGTCAACTGCTTCGGATATCGCCTCTGCTGCATCATCGGATATAAGGTAGTGAGGATTACCGGATGCATAATCATCAAGCATCTTGGTAAGCAACTCCCGATCTGAGCGGGTAGTGGTGAGTGACATCGCGGTAGCACCATGTGCTTTCTGTAACTTCCACCGAAGTGAGTAGTCGGTCAGACCCTCTAGGTTTATTCTCAGTGAACCCGTTGGGGTTATGTAGACATTTGGTTTTGGTTTTTCTTCTTTAGCCATAATTAGGTAACTTCATCTGTTAATGGTGTCCCATCTATTATGATGGGTAAAAATTCAGGTAAACAGAAGTCGTGTGATGCTCCTCCTGTTATCTCTATAAGGTTTAGTATGCAGTAGTTGTGAAGTGGTTTCTTAAACCCACCTTTTGGTCTTCCCTGCACATGCCTGATTACATGTTTAGGGGCGGAGGTGTATAAGCATTCGGTTAATTTTTCGTCAGTCTCTGTGTCTAGTGTTTCCACTATAAACATCCGTGACTTCCACATTTCTGGTCGGTCTTCTATAATCCATTTATTCATATCTAATTTATTAGGTCACAATAAAGCCATCGCATGAACGCTCATCAACAATCACTAGTTGATCCAACGCATCTCTGATATGCTCTATGTATCTTTCTTTTTTTCTGATTGCCCCTCGAGCGGCAGGGTGAATGATTGGTATAAAATCTATACCCTCAGCTTTAAGTGCTTTCTGTACTTTTGCACCCATAGCAACTATACCACCTTCCCAATTACGCACCTTGCCTTTTCCTCCCTCGAACCAATTGCAGAACTCGCAAGCGTCTCTTGGGAAACCGATAGCATCTAGTGCATCGAATAGTTGTTTAGCGGCAAGTCTGCCATCTTTCCATGTTACATTCATCTTCTTAGCGAGATGACTTCTGTTTTCTCCTACGAATAATATTTTATCCATTATACTGTTACTCCATAATCTAGGTTTAGGTTTAGTGTTGTTTGTGTTTTTTCTACGAGTTTTGCCATCTTTCTACCATGCTCGATAGCAAGTTTAGCCCGTGAATCATTTGTTCTGACATTTATTTCAGGTGCTTCATGTGCATAGTATTTTCTATCTCTCATGCTATACGCAAAGGAGTCAGCAGAATGTATCCTTGATGCAATCTCCCACTTGAAGTTAAGTCCGGTAGTTTTGAATCCAAATAGATGGATATGAAAGTTAGCTAGTCGATACTCCATCTGATCGATAATAGCCTCAACCTCACCTGGATTTCCGTTACGCTTACACATGGATCCAAATCCTATACGATGTGGTCGGGCAAATTCTTCACCGCCAAACCTGTACATTAATCCGTGTGTATTTTGTAGCTTCCACCATCCCTCTTCATACAAATCCAAGCATTCAATGTAGTCCTGAGTATCTATGCCTTGCAGTACGGGAAGTAGCATTGTCCTGCACCCTGCCTTACGCATCTTTCTTAGGATATTAAAGTATCTCTGAACGGTCATTCGGATATGCTCACGAACAGTCTTGCCAGTCTTCTCTAAGATAAACGGCTCGCACATATAGTCCTGAGTGACTGCACATACTAGGTTTTTATCTTCATGTCGCTTGATGATTTCCACATATTTATCTTCAGAAATAACAAACTTGCCATGCTGTAGAATCTGAGTGAATGCACCTGAATCGAGCATCCATTTACCCTTGTTGCGTATTTCTTTCTTCCTACTCTTTATGCGATTGGTAGAGAGCATGAAGCCTAACTCAATATTCTTATGTTCATTAAGTAAGTAAGCGCGCTTAGGGTCATCTATACCTGTATAGTATTCTTTCATGCGTTCACCTCATCAAACAGAATAAAAAGATTTTCACTTAGTTCTTTCATTCTTTTCTCTGCATTTCTTTTCCTTATTGCTTTATCAAACTTATCCCTAGTAACCATGATGCATTGACACCCTCCCTCTATAAGAACGAGTAGGTCAGAACCTGTCTTGGCACGAACTGGATTCATCCAAGTATGCTTGGTCATTTCCCTTGAAAGTTCGAGTGTACGGCTATTGTCAAACACCATAACAACTTGCTTATTCATATATACATTCCTTCCTTGTTAAGTATTACCATGTCTGCGAATTTGATTGGCCCGAAGTGAGCAGAGAATGCACCCGTTCTCTCTAGTGCAATGAACTCATCCTGATGGTATGGATTGTAGGTTACCTTGCGTGGATATTCTATTTCATCAAGGGGGGCGAACGGAAGTGGTAAAAGTGCCTTCCTTTGTAGGGGATGTAGTCGAATCAGACCTTTAACCCATGCGTGTACTTCCTTACGCTTGAACTTCCTGACTCGGTCCCTACCTTTCTTGTTAACATGAAAGCTACATTCCTTAAGGCAGATGTCATCAGTGTGGGCTTTGACCAATCCACCTTGTCGAACTGAGTAGCAGTTCTTGTGTAAGTTTCTGTATACTTCTACAGGTTTACTGTAATCTATTTTATAATCTTCTCTAATCTTCATTCATCTCCCTCCCTGTGAGGTGTGTAACTCTCAGTCTGCTCATCAATGGATGTATCCTTAGGTTCTTGTATGTACTCCCTTTCCTCTAGGTACTCCTTAAACTTTTTCTCGAAGTCAGGTAGCCAATCAGCATTGTCAACAATCTCAGCAATGTCTTTGCATGTCCATTTGTAGGAGGTAGCAGGAGAATCAATGTCTGCATCATAGTACATTTCTAGTTTCTCCTTTAGTGACATATCCTTGGTGTACTCCTCGTAGGTAGGTAATCCACCCTCCCACTCGGTTTCAACTTCATCGCAAGTTATGTCGCATGCAGTCTCAATATTAGAGAATGATTGCCAGAGATGGTCATTGAAGGGCTGACCGGAGTCATCCATTAGGGCAGGTAGTTCCAGTATAAATGGAGCGTGCTTTTTGATAGTACGCTCAATCATTGCTAAGTCTACCAGGATGCACCTGAATCGTTTTTTGTATTTTATTTTCATAGTAGTTTTAATGGTTTATTTTTGCGCTTCCACGCATTGATTTCTTTGATTGCTTGTCGCACATTACCGCCACAATGCTCGGCTGCAGCTTGCCCAACCCTAGGGTCTACATCTAGTCTGCTAGTTAATCCTGCACTGATTTCATCAATGCATGGTGCTTGTATATTGTAGACCTCGAATCGAGAATGGAATCGTTCAGACCAATCATCCAATTCCTCGTTGGATGTAACGATAACATGGAACTTGCTAGGTTGTTCGTCTAGTAATGATAGGAAGGCGACCTGTCCGTCATCTGTTATCTTGTCGCCTTCATTGATTATCCAGCATTTATGACCTGTGGTAGAGAATAAGCTAGAGTCGTGCATCTCCATCTTCATGTCACGCACACGCTGAACGCCAATTTCCTTACCGTTCTCTGTCTCTACTGCAAATCGACTACCCGTTAATTTAACAGCGATTATGTTAGCAATCGTTGTCTTACCAATACCGGGAGCACCCGTGATTGCGAATGCTAGATTCTCATCTTCGCAGTTGAGTACATCATCTACTGCATTCCATAACACTCGTGCGATATGCTGTGGTTGGTTAGTGTCTGAACCGAACAAGTCCTTAGGCGTGGACGGCTCTGTTTCTTTCAATTCTAGTACTGCCATGTATTACTTCCTTCCATATGTTGTATGTTTTGACCTCAATTAATGGGTCTTTTGTTGATTTGTTGTATCCATTCTTTCTTGAATGCTTACCCCAATCACTGCCTGCTTGCTGACCACCATGAATGGGTTGTGCAAAACTCGCACCAGGTAGCATTGCCAGTGTGTCATCATGGTCGCATTCAAGACCAAGCTCACTTGCATGTGCCTTGTCTCTAACGATACGAGCAAACTTGTATTCCCTGCGATAAACTAGCTCGTCATGCTTGCCACCAATGGAGCAAGTAACAATAAAGTTATCACGAACTCTACCCTCACAATCCAAATGTTCCTCAAAGAAGGGAACTGACTTAGTGTAGGCATAGAATAGAATATTGGAATTAGCATCTGCTAAACGCATAACTGCATTGGCTTGAGCTTGAGTGAAGAAGTCACCACTAACCCCACTGCGAACAATAAGTGCATTAGGAATCATTGATAAACTCTCTGAGTATAACTCGAAGAGTGCATCCTCATCATTTCTGACCTTATTTATTAGGTCAAAGTTATGCCAAACAATATCGTGATAAGCAGGGGATAGTGCCTCGGTCATAGCTGCATAGCATCGTATGGTAGCTTCGGGACCATCTTTTATCTTACGGGTCTTGCGATTGGCATAAGTCAAGCATTCCCTAGCACCTGGACAGGTGAAGCCTGATGGTAGTGATATGTGAGCTACTAACTTACTTAGCTTGGCATTACCAAACTGAAAGCGTAGCAGATTAGGTGTGGTTATTTCGTTCATTATCTTTTTCCTCTAGTTCGTCTAACATTTCTTGTTCTTTCTTAGCTTTCGCTAAGGTCATTGAATCAAATCCGGCACGCTCATTCATTTCGTCAATGTCGTCTTGATTGATATCAAGGAAGCTATCCCTTGGTTCTAAAAGCCAATATTTATTGTCCATCATCGATTGTTATTCCTTTACCTTTAATTGTTATAGATGTTTCCGGTTCATCATCAGGAATGGCAGATTCCATCTGTTCCATAATCTTTTTCTTTATTCTATTTAGATCAGATTCTTGAAAAGATTCTGGGTTAAATAATGAGCTTTTAACATTAATACCGTATGCCAATATAAGTATTTGTACGAAAGCCTGAGCTACTCTTTTCGGATTCGCAAATCCTTCATTATTGAAGTCTACCCCGAACATATCGGTCAGTATATTACTGCCATGAGAATCCGCATGATTCCTGAAGTATTCGGGATGGAAAGGGGTGTTCTTGGGTAGCATTAGCTCAAAATTTGAGCAAACAGCATCCAATTTCTTTCGGTGTATTCCCCATGCTTTTTCTTTTATGAATTGTTCTAATTTCATTATTTCTTTTTCTTTGGTTTTGGTATTGTGATTGATAGATTTTGAAATATCTGAGCAATCTTCTCATTGACTACTCGTCCAAGTTTTAATCTGTTCTTGTGAAATGTTGGTACTGCTACGAGTTTCTGTTCCTCCTTAACAGGGGAGGGCATGACGGGCTTTCCATCGTCATTTCTTTGTGTGTACTTGTTACCAAGTGCTACAATATCAGAGATAAATTCATCCATCTGACTGGAATGAACAAGGGATGGATCAACTATAATACTTGAACGATATGAGAATGTATCGTCAGGAAAATCATATTTACCCTGTGTGATATCATCACGAGTTACCTCGGTCACTTTCCCATCGTCATCTCTCGTTGCTTCCCTAAGACCAAATATCTCAGCGAGTCTAAGAATCTTGTCATTGGTTTCTGTGTATTTCTTATCCTTTACCTTGAGACTAGACTTAGGTGGAAAGTACGCAGATTTTACCTGTATTTGTACATTTGCTCCATCACTTGACTTGACGGTGAATCCAGAGCGTAGGTCGCTAGGTAAAAGACCGAATAGATAATTGTTTACAATTTCATGTATTTCACCATCTAGTACATCTTTCTTACCTTTGTGTCTTTGCTCGGCTTTAGCGTCACTGATGCGTGATGATAGGAGAGCGGATAGTTCCTCCATCAAGTCATCGTCAATTTGCATGGCAGGGAAGTCTTCATTGATTTCCTCTACTACTGCATCATCTTCTATGTGTTCTTCTGATATAATCATAATTAACTGAGTTGTGCGTGGCATAGTGCTTTCGCCATATTGCGAGGTACACTATTACCGATTTGTTTAGTGACTTCTGCTACTGTCCCATAGAATGTGAAGTCATCCATACCATGGGCTTTTGCTAACTCTTCATTGGTTAGCATGCGAAATTTGATATCGAGCTTACCATGCTCAACAGTCGGCTCGACAAGTGCGTGTCGTTGCTTAGTGGTTAATGTCCTGACGGGTTCATCAACTGAACTAACATTTGTACCTGTCCCATAGTATGACTGAAGGAATGGTTGGACTAGGCAATGTCTACCCTTACCCGTAACTGTACTGATTGGCTTATCAATCTCACGACAGCAATGACCTGGATTTGAATAGTTATCTATTTCAACAACGAGAGGTTTTAGTTCAATCATTGCGTGTTTATTGCCACCATGTATGGTGGCGAGAGGTTCATCCACACTCTTAGTGCTAGACTTGATACCACTATCCGAAGTACCTACCATGTTTATCAGGAAGTTAGTCTTTACTAATGCAAAGTGTTTACCTCCTGCGGTAATAGTCCGTAATGGTTCATCCACACTTTTAGGTGAATGCTTGGCACTAATCTCATCTGATCCATTTATCTTGACCAAGAACTCGCTAACCTCAGGACAGAACTTCTCAATGCCAGCTTGTATCCTACGCATGGTGGTCTTGCTAAGTGGTTTCTTCCGGTCGAATATAGACTTACCATGATTATCCCAATCAATAATCTCACGAGCGGCACGCCACTTTTGGTCACAGATTAAATCCGGAGACTTGGTATGGGATGGTACGGGCCATTTTACCCTACGCCCATCACGCCTCGCCATAACGAATAGCCTACGCCTAGTGGTTACATCACCATAGTCTGCACAATTAAGCACACGCCAATCAACTTCATAGCCCATAGCTTTTAGAGATGCCACCCATGCATGAAACATTTCACCTTCCTTCTCCTTGATAACATCCATGTTGTCATCAAGTGGACCCCATCTCATGAACTCCTCAACATTTTCCACAATGATTGCAGTTGGTCGCAACTCCTGTGCAAATTGAGTGACATGCCATGCTCCTGCTCGTGACTGATCAGACTTTGGACGACCACCCGCCGCTCTGCTGAAATGTGTACACTCAGGAGATGCGACAAGAATATCCAGGTTATCACCCTCAGGCATCAATGTCTTTGGATTAACATTAGCCATGGAGTCACAAATATGATTTGCGTACTTGTGACTTGCAGTATGCGTGGCAATAGCGACATCCCAATGATTGATGGCAGTGATGTCTGCATGCATACCCAATTCCTCTGCTGCATCGAATAGTCCTGCGGAAGTACCACCACTCCCACAGAACATATCGACTGCACTAATTACTCTACTGCTTATCATCTTCGTCTTTTTGAATTTGATTAAGCATACACATGGCAGATGTTTGCACTGAATCTATGACCTCTTTAAATAGGTCACAAAATGTAGATACACATATCTTCTTAACTTCCTGCTCGCTTAGTCCGTCAGATGAACTGAGCAACTCAGTGAGTAGTTCTTGCTTTGTCTTTGGCATAGGTTTGTCCTTTGGTTTAGGTTTAGATTCCACGGCGTAATCAAGAGGAGCACATTGGCTTTTGGCACTAGGGCACTTGTCCGTGTTGGTGGTGATAGGAAGGCTTTCAATTCTGTCGGGCATCTCCTTACAGAACTTATCTGCTTCAATGTCAGGCTTAGTGATTTCAGGTTCAGGGTCAGGGCAGTCATCAAGTTTGATGTCATCAAGAGCACTACCACGCTTGGCAGGCTTTGCCTTAGACTTCTTAACCGGATCCGTAGGGTCGTATGTACCCAAGTTCCACTTGTCAGCCCAAGCATTGAAGTGCTCATCCTTATCGGATGGTAGTAGTGATTTATCTGCACAGAAACCAATTGAGTTAGTCCACTCCTCATCATTGAGTCGTAGGCGTTTACCTAGTGGTTTAAGTTCCTGCTCGACAAAGCGAATACGCATACCTTTTTGCTCAGTCGCATTGAACTTAGCAAGCGAGTCCTTCATTGCCTTATCGAATTTTACATATGCATCAGTTTTCTGTAGTGGCATTTTCTTCCTCTCTGTTGATTGTTGGTTTATGATTTACTGAAAAGATGTCAGGTTTCTCAGGTGGTGGGCCAAATATTTTGGCAAGCATTTCTATCTGCTCGCCCATTGCATCCACCTTTGCTTGAAAGCTCATGACATCTCTAGCTAGGTCTTCTGTTTCAGGTGAGTGATTCATGTTTCATTGGGTTAAGTGGTACTCTTTTGTATTTACCGCGCCAGTCTTTAGGTGCAGGCATAATGGTTAGATCGGAATGCTCAAATGTTCGGGTCATAGTACTTTCCATCTCCCTGATTCTACGAATGCAGTTCCATAGACTGGATTGTATAATGGGCTTGCCGCCCTCGTGAATGACATGTGACCCTAGCTCGTGCATCTTGGTGTCTTCCGGTGGTATATCGTTACTTATATTCATATGTTGATTATTTGTTCTTGAAAGCGTAGCTTGTACCACGCTCGGTTTTGCCCGTAGAGGGCAGAGAGTTTTTTGAACACAAAACCTTCGTATAATAGGTCATGCTCATCGTTAAACTTGAGCATTCGCTCAAGCTCATTAATTAATTTGTAATGGTCTACATCGTATTCCTCAGGGGAACACACTACTTTTATACCAGTCTTCTCAAACTCACATGGTCTCTGAGACCACATGAAATCGGATCTGTCAGCTTGCGAGAAAGACTCACTCTCCCCACCCATGCAGTCATACGCAATAATCGTACCTACAGGGCAGGAGAGAGGAGTCAAACACATGAACTCGCAATCAACATAATCACAAAATTCCCAATTAATAACACGCCTAAGTTCAGCAACCTGAAACTCAAATGCATCACGATGGTGAGGGGCAAGGTCGTTGTTGTTTTTACTGATAGGAAGACCCGTCTGTCCTACCTTTGTACGCCAACCATTATACTTAGCCTGTACCACCCATCTTTTTGGATTGAAAACTGATACATCTAGGTCACCTAAACAATGTAGGTAACCTAGAGAAATTGGTTTAGCAAAAGTCGCAGTCATGCTCGTCGCACATTGAGTAGAATTGATTGTGACCTATTACTACATGGTCAAGAACCCCAATATTTAACAATTTACCACACTTTATTAACTTCATCGTATTAACCTTATCCGAAACACTGGCAGTTGGGTCACCACTTGGATGATTATGTGCTAATATAACTGCGGTTGATCCGGCAAGTATGGCAGGTCGAAAGACCATAGATGGGTCAAGGTGTGCTGCAGTTGTTGAACCGATAGTAACTCTTTCCCTAGCGATTGGGAAATTCTTTCTATTAAGCATAATGACCCACACTTGTTCCTGTAAGGGGTGAGATTCAAATGCATCTTTCATGTATTCAAAAACCTTGTATGGTTGATCTAGGTTAGCGTGAGTAATCTCACCCACCCTTGTGTATGTTTGTGTTGATTCGTATACAATCATAGTTTTTCTACATCCTTTATGTAGTTGTACTCATACCCGGCAGAGTTAATTGCTTTGCCTGCTACAGCGTCGTTAATAAATGCGTAAGGTGTTTGGACTTCTATTGACATAGTATATGCTATGCCTATCGCCCCTTGCTCACGCCCGAAGAATGTTATTTTAAATTTATTCATGCGTATGTTTTTATATGTCATAAGTGTAGGTGTGGTTCGTTAATGTTGTGTGTACTGACATCAGTGATTGCATTGATGTGCCTGATGTTTACATGGTACTCCTCACCTTTAACAGGTGGGTAAGCTTTTCCTGAGCTATTGATCAAGGGAAACCAAAATTGTTTCTCCACCCATCGCTTGATGAATAGAGCAATTTCTGGCGACTCCTCTGATTTGATTCCGTCAAAGACGAAGCATTGATAATCCGAGTTACAATTGTCCTCGAGTCCGAGTATAGTTAAATTAGGCATATCCTTTTCCTTCCCATAGTTCTTGTGTTTTATCTTGCTTAGGTTTGATACGGGCATGTACCCATATTGCTTTATCCAGTTCTAGTGGGGACAAATTGCGTCTAACGCATTCTGCTAAGAATGCATCTTCCCACCTCTGATAAGTCTCCCACTTAGAAATACTCTGAGTAGGTACATCCTTATAATTCTTAGGAGGAGTAACATTCGTCCCATTAAATCGCTCATCCCCTGCCAACCACTTCAATATGTATGTATCTAGCACAGCACACGGCTCGTGGAAGACATGCATCTGAAATAGTCGTGCAGTCTTCAGTCCCCAACCTGGTAGATATGTGTATACCCGTGGGTCAAGGTTAGGTCTCCCAAAGCCATGCTCCTTATAAAACTTCGCAGTCTCAAACAAGCTAGGTGCAAGTAATGACCATTTACCTAGCTTAGTGGCTTTAATAGCCTCTGTTAGACCTTTAATGCCTGATCTAAGGAATAAACCAAATGGTGTGTCCTCCTCGCCTACATTGTGTGATAGGAAGGCAATCAATTCATCTAGCTTAGTAGCCTGTTGATGACTATTCTTACCCGCACATGACGGGCAGAATGCCATGAATCTCTGCGTGGCATCCACCTCTACACTAGCAGATAGATACCTACCAAGTTCGGGCTTATATGGAAATTGAGCAACAAGTTCTCTATCGGTATCCATATGTATTGCTCCATCCCTACGCTCAATACCTGAGCCAAAGATGGATTGTTGTAAGTCGTCCGGATTAATTTTCATGGTTATAAGTTGTGGTTACGATTTTGGTAACTGCCCTAGTTTCTGTTAGTTCTAGGGGCTTGCTTCTATCGCAAGGTATTTTCAGGGTAATTTTTTCTGAGCTGTCAGCTGAGAATACATCAATTATCCAAGCACCATCAGATGGTAACATACCGTGGATATCTGCTTTTAGTGATATCTCCTGTTGATAGAATCTAGCACAATCTGCTAGGTTGGATTTGAAAGAAGACATTTCTTCCTTCTTTCTTTCTTTATCGGTGTCCCTAATTCCCAATGCCACATCGAGAATTAAGTCCCATAAGTTTTTATATTTCATAATTATCTGCTCTTTTGTGTTTAATATTATACCCTTTCTTGTGCTTGCACTTCTCCTCAGATGAGTAGGAATCAAAGTAATAAGCAGTAGAAGTTTTAGGGTCATTGCAGTGTGCTTGTGCTTGTTCTAGCGTTAGTCCTTTCCTTACCACTCTAGTTCTAGCTCCAAGAGGTAAGTACTTCAGTGAAAGACCTGGGTGGTATTGTCTTAATATGCAATAGGTGCTCATGTTATCCCTCCAATAGTGCGAGTTTGTCTGCGTAATAGCATTGGTCGCTATCCATTTCCCTTAGCCTATTTGCACAGACATCTGACTCATTGATTAAATCCCTGATATACAGGTCAAAGAGTGCGAGTGCAGGTTCAAGACGATGGTCTTTGTGGTCGCTCTCATCATATACCTCCTGACATTTCGCCCGGTTATTCCGTGCATCATTCAGAGTGATTTTCACCCTCATGTGCTTATCCTTGAGGCAATTCATATTGCCCTTGTTTTCCTCAAACCGATGGGTAAACCGATCAATCTGAGTTTGATTTGATTCTTGCATACTTTCTTTCTACTGACCTATTTTACTAGGTCATATTTTTATGTGTTGTTGTTACCATTAGGAGACCATTCTGTACAGCCTCATTAATTAAAAGCATTTCAGCATTCCTCTTATTGACCGAGTCGCTCGGTCTACCTCCATACCCATGTGCCTCTACTAAGCGTTGATACACGGCAGGACCAAAGTTCTTACCCATAGACACACTAGCATTCTGCTTAAAGTGTGTAGGAACTGCGTTAGTTGTAATAAGTATTTTCATGCGTGTTGCGTGTGTTGCGTTGATAGGAAGAAATGTTTAGCAATTTCGTCATGTGTCTGACTGAGGTTGCAATCCCTCCTGGTATTATTTGCCCACATTTAGCACTACTAGCGTGTAGTTCTATAGGAACGCTTTTCCTACTAAGGCAATCTGTGTATTTGTATTTAATGATTTAGATATTTAGTTTCTTGGATTCATTGAAAAAGTTCCTGCTTTTATGTGATTACAGGAAGGGCGTTAAAAATAACCAGAGAAGAAAGTAAAACTCCGTCACAATACCCATGTTTGTTTCTAACCTAGAGGTAACGCATATGTGCCTCTAAAATCTAAGGGAAAGAGTTTAATGTGTGTCCCTTGCACACGGCTCGTGTATTTGTAACGCCCACGAGGGCGATGACTGGTATTTATTGCTATGGTTGGCTTACATCACGCCTCTCAGTTGGCGTGGGCATAAGAAAGTTGTAATTTTTGTGCATCTTCCACATTGGTGTAGTATCTGCAAAACCTATCGACATATATATCACCACATTCAATTTTTCCCTCTTGGATGCGTAGATGTAACACCCAATTGCAACGACACTCTTTTAGTCCAAGTTCGTTTATATCATCCATTGACCGGGATGGCGGGAATGGATGGGAGTATGTGTTGTCAGTTTTTGTAAGAACATGACCTTTGCAAGAATTACAAAGGCAAATATTAATTGGTTGTATTTTCATATGTGCTTCGTGTTGCGTGTTACAATGATAGGAAGGGCGAAAAAAAATTCCTTTTTACAGGAATCTTCTTTTAGATTGGAACAAAGTTTTCGTTTTCTTAATTGTTCCATCGGGATTAATTGAGTTAAAACTTTTTGCATTAGGTAAATCTTTTTTGATTTTAGTTTTACCTTTAGAAATAATATTCTTTTTATATGTTCCATAATCATCTTTTATTATTTCAATCTTATCGTTTTCCTTTTCGTACCCATTGGTTATTTTGTCCAATCGATTGGAATTGAATTCTATTTGAGAACCATTTGCTTTGATTGAATTGTTAAGGATAGGTTTATGAGATTTGAAATTTTGTGTAATTGATTTTTCCCCCAATGGTTGAAAGGTAATTGATTTAATACTAGATTTTATTTTATGATTTGAAGGGACAAAAAAATCTTCTTTAAATTTTTCTCTACTTTTAAACATATAAGATAAACCATTTAAAATTTCATTCCATTCGATTTCAATTTGTTCAAATGATAAATCATTAAAACCTTTATTAATTGGAGTCCAAAAACCATTCCTTTTTGTTCTTTGCATAATTACCTCAGTATCAATTGAGGTTTTTATAATTATTCTTTGTTTTGATTTTTGGATATACCCACCACAAAATTTTGTGAGTAAAGGATTTGCCATTCGTGCAATTAATCTTGCTGTTGACCTGCGATAAATCCTTTTCTTTTGTCTATTAGCATCAATAAATCTATGCTTTGCACCATTATGGCAATCTTTGTCAAAGGTTTGTTTTTTCCTCAATTTCTTATTATGTACAAGCCATTGAGAGTAAGTCATATCTTTTGTTTTAATTTTCATAATGGTGCAAAGGTAGATTTATTAATTAATTGGATTGATCAAATGCTTTGATACGATTGACTAAGTCAATTTTCTTCCCCTTGGTAGGTAAATCTCTAGATTTTAATTCTAGTCTCAATTCCGAAATAGTTTTTTCCTCAATTGATTTCGATTTACTTTCAAGGGATAATAAGAAAGCATTTTTGTGTGCTAGTCTCTTATCCCATTGAGATTTTATATTGGCATTGACTTCACTTTCAAATACATAAGCACCTTGAATGATTTGCTTGCCATTCCTTGCACCTATCTTGAATTTTCTTTGACCTATATTTTTTTGAATCAAAGAAGCAAAAGCTTTTTCAACTTTTTGTCCCTCAATTGAATTCAACCAAGTTTTATCGTTTGCAAGGTGCAAACCAATAACTTTACTTTGTTCATCACTGAGAACATAATCATATCCAAACTTAGGAAACTTATCATTTTTATGAGGTGTTTTACCTTCACTTGCAAATTCGATTAAGGTTTGCATTGCCTTTTCAGTTGGAACGATAGCATTTTCAACCAAAAAGGTTTTAATGTCTTCACTCCTTTGAAGAATAACCGATTCAATAGGTAAACCATTAAAAGTAAAATCACCATTGTTTTTTGCTTCTTTGACTTTTTTCAAATCGCTTTGCAAACTTTTCAAACGATTGTTGCAAGTCATTGTGATTTCTGTCTTTTTGTCGGTCTTTTGACAAAGTTGTTTTATTTTGATTTTACTTTGCAAACCTTGACGATTGGCTAAGGTAAAATTTCCATTATTAATTATTGTTGATTCATTCATTGTTTTTTTCCTTTTGTTATTATTGTTAGTTTATTAGGAAATAAAATTTATATTCTTGGTTGGAGACTCCTTTTGGATATGTCATAACGAGGGTTTGCTCCCCTCGTTCCAATTGCATTATGGTTATTGAAAATTTACCATATGCAAAAAAGATTTGATCGAATGACCAAAATAAAATGTGAAGGTGAAAATAAAGTGAACATATACTTATATAAATAATTTACTTGTAACGACTTACAGAATATCCATGACCTAATGCTTGTTAGGTCAGACCCGGAGGGGGGGAGGGGGGGATGTTGTATTGCCTGCGTTGCGTATATATAACCATTTTCTCAAGTTTCTGGATTTTGAAAAAGTTTGGTATATGGAAAGTGGCGTCACATTTGGGGGTTTTACTTAATAAAGTGGCGCCACATTTGTAATATATGTGTATGAAACACAGTAACCCAGTAACCCAGTAGAAGGTTTTAGTGTCTTGTCATACCTAAAATGTTAGGTCATATTGAGGTTATGAGGATGTATATCGAGTGGTTGATGGTAATGTACTACGAAATTGGCTGGAGTGCCGTTAAGGGGGTGCTACGGGGCTTATTTGAGCTACGCAAGCATAAGGTTGGTAAAGCGGAATGGATCCGGCGGATGAAGGTATGTATAAAATGTCCGATATATGATGCTAAGTTTAGGTCATGTCGGACGGGTAGTATGGGATGTGGTTGCTATGTACCATTTAGTAACCTGGTAAAGAAGAATTGCTGGGGGAGAGAGAGGTACGGGGGAGTATTTGGATGGGGAGAGAGTGATGTCAAAAACAAGTAAACGGACATACAGGGTCTTTACCTGTAAGAAATGTGCCAAGAAGCACGGGTGGAATATTAGGGATTTGTTTGAGGTAGGGTTTGGCCAGTGTAATTTTTGTGGTACTGTATCGAAGGAACTGCTGGAGACACCGCTTTTGGTGAGTGAGACGAAAGAAAAAAAGAAAAGGAAGGCATCTTGACATTATGACCTAATAAATTAGATTAGTATGTATGGAGGTATCCTCATATATGTTTGCAGGGGTAGGGGTGGCACTGTCGGTGTTAGCTTTCTTTCTGAAGAAAAACAAGGTTGAGTTGGATAGGTTGAGTGAGACGGTACGGAAACTTGAACTGGCAGATGCAACAAAGACAGAGAAATTAACTTTCATGAGTAAGGTCTTGGAAGACCGTAGACGGGACATACAAAAACTTTTTCAAAAATAAATAGGTAATATCATGGCAAATGTAACTAAATCTTCACAATTTGATGAAACTCGTAGAGGAATGCTTGGGACGCGACCAAACATAGATGACCTGGTACTCATAACAGATAAGTCTGATGGCAAGGGTAGTGCTTCAGGTACAGAGAAATTTGTGACCATTGAGAATTTTATGGCTGCCGGAGTAGCGGGCGGTATTCAGGGCTTGCAAGGTGAGCAAGGTTCCGTTGGACCCGTTGGCCCTAAAGGAGATAAAGGAGACCAAGGAGAACAGGGAGTTGGTTTACAGGGTATACAAGGAGTTCAAGGCGAGAAAGGTGATAAAGGCGACAAGGGAGATGATGGCGGAGATGGACAGGATGGTATTCAAGGACCAGTGGGGCCAAAAGGTCCTGCGGGACCAGTATCGCCTGCTGGTTTAGCTTGGCAGGGTGCATGGGATGTATCCACTACATATACTAAAGACCAAGTAGTTGGATATGATGGTGCTAGTTATTTTGCGTTACAGGATTCAACTAATAAACAACCTGACACAAGTACTTCTGATTGGGCATTACTTGCCGCTGAGGGTGCGCCTGGTGCTGACGGTACCGATGGTACGCAGGGCATACAAGGTTCAAAAGGTGACAAGGGTGATAAAGGTGATGATGGAGTTGGTATTCAAGGTATCCAAGGCATTCAGGGAGAAAAAGGAGATAAGGGGGATAAGGGAGATACAGGTGATACGGGCGCTCAAGGTGTTCAAGGAATACAAGGGGTGCAAGGAGAGCAGGGAATAGCCGGTGCTTCTACATTTATAGACTTAGAAGATACCCCTGGTAATTACTCTAACGGTAAATATTTAAAGGTTAATGCTGACGGTACGGGCATTGATTACGCAAGTGGTACGGAAATTAATAGTGACGGAAGCACTGCTTCGGGAAGTGGCAAACTTGGTGCGATTATAACAAAGAATAAAACAGGGGAGGATATTATACCCGATTATATTCTTACTGATTATTCTGATACCGAGACGGCTCTTCAATTAACTCATATTAATGATGACTACATTTGGTATGGCACGCCTGACTTTACTGCCGCCGCTAATGACTCTTACAGACAGATTCTTAAAAAATTTAACAATAATAGACTGGAAGCAAGTTTTGAATCTGCAATTGAACTTGATGGTAGTGGAGATTACATAGAACCTTATAAAAGAACTGATGGTTCGGAGTGTATATATTTAGATGGCAGTGATTATTTGGGATTAGACTCTGGGTATATAACAACTAACAGTGAATGGTGGAAGGCAGGTTTTTCTGTTGAGTGCTCATTTTATGCTGAATCAACCAATGCACAAGTATTTGACAACAGGACAGTTTCGGGAGGGAATAATGGGTTTGGATTTTGGCAAAACGCATCCGGCTGGATTTTATATACTCCACTCAAAAGTATATGGTTCTCGGGTGCTGGTGAATCTATACTTAATGAATGGCAGACAATTAAATTGGAGGTCGTAGGTACAACATTAAATTTATATCAAAACGGGGTAATTGTAAACACCACCAATAATGTACCAGATACTGCAACTTACAATTATTTTAATCGCCCTCAAAATACTATAGGAGCCATACAGTATAGCCCTCGGGGAACCGCAAAGGCAACAGGTTACATAAGTAACTTTAAGATAGCATCAACGGGTGGTGATACGGTTGTTTTACTTGGTGGTTCTTCTGGGCAAATAGTAGATAAATCTACCAATAACCATACAATTACTAATTTTGGTGATACTTCTTTGAGTTGTCCTGCCGAACCATTTGATCTATCAGGAGACTTTACCATTTCACTCTGGGCAAAAAGGCATGATAATTCGATTACTAATGGATGGAATCAAAGAATACTTTCTTTTGGAAAGGTATCAGGAACTACTATTAATGGAAAACATTTATCGATTCTTACTGCAAGCTCCTTAATAGGGATAGACACTTTTTGGAGTGGTTCCTCTTCTGATGAAATAGTAGCAGTGAAAGGCTCCAAGACAGTTGATGGTCAAATGAGAACAAATGTAGCCACGCCCACTAATGAATGGTACCATATGGCATTTGTTCGATCTGGTTCGAATTATAAATTATACTATAATGGAGAGTGTGTAATTGAATATAATGATAATTCCACAACAGTTAGGGCAATCTCCGAGCGACTTATTATTGGTGGTTTAGTTAATACTAATGGCACACTTGTCGGAGACTTTGATGGTTTAATTCAGGACTTTAGGATTACGAAGACTGCTGACTACACTGCTGATTTTACCCCAATTCGTCAGCTTAGTAGTACTTCAGGTGCTGAAATGTTAATTCAGGGCAGTAAGGCAGATGGAACCTATACAGGAGATGGTTCAGCTAGTGGATATACTGTAAACCTTGGATATCGACCTTCTAGGGTAACTGTGCGCGCTTTAGGTGGTACATATAATGGGTATATGACTATCAGGGATGGTGAGTCAATAGTCGGGGCAAAAAGATATTATAGTGGTAGCACTTCATATACAATAACCCAAAGTGATGTAACTAATGGGACTGGTCATATTGAAATTACAGACACTGGATTTATTGCCTATGGTAATGGAAATGACTCTGTATTTAATGTTTCAGGTACATCCTATGAATATGAGGCAGAATTAATTGAAGATAAATCTGACAATCACAGTCTTGATATTGTAGGTGATACAAAGGTGATAATAGATTCATCAGGCTCGCAGGTTTCTGATTATGGCACACATAATTCTTATGTAGGAGATACATTATCTGCCTTTGATAAAGCTGCTTCCCTAAAAGATTATGTAACCTCAGGTAAATCAGCATAATGGCTAAGAAAAAAGCAAAGGCTAAGAAGGATGCCTGCTATAGTAAGGTTAAAAGAAGGTACACAAAAGGTGGGGGTACATGGCCAAGCGCATATGGAAGTGGTGCATTAGTTAAATGTCGAAAGGTGGGTGCCAAGAACTGGGGGAATAAGTCGAAGAAGAAGTAGCATGGCAAAGGAGGGTCTCAGAAAATGGTTTGGGCGTAATGGCGGTAAGGGGTGGATTGATTGCAAAACGGGCAAACCATGCGGTAGGAAGTCAGCCAAAGGAAAGAGCAAGCGACCATATCCTGCATGTAGACCCACTAAGGCACAATGTACCTCAGCTAAGAAAAAGAAAACTGGACCGGCTCGAATTTCGTGGAAAAAGAAAACATCTAAAAAGAAAAAGAAATGAAATACGGAAAAAAATCTAAAACCAAATCCAAAGCATTTAAACCATGCAGGGGATGTCCTTCACCCACAGCTTGTAAGAGAGCTAAGAAATGTAAGAAAAAGAAATGAAAAAAGGAGGAGCTTGTTGTATGAAATGTGCGGGTAAAAAAAGAAAATCTGCAAAGAAAAAACCTGCGAAGAAAAAACCCACTAAGAGGAAATACTAATGCCAGCTAGAAAGAAAGCATGTAAACCCACCAAGGGTAAGCGATTTGCCAAACGGGTAAATGGCAAGTGCCGTAGCTTTGGGCAGAAGGGTAAGGCCAAGAATGGTAAAGATAGAATTCAGCCGTCGACCAAGAAGGCGGATGCCTACTGTGCTAGGTCTGCAGGTATTAAGAAGTGTAAGAAACCACCCTGTGCTAATGCTCTATCCCGTAAGAAGTGGAAATGCCGTGGTAAGAAGTCAATGCGATGACCGAGATAAATGAGAACGCTTCCGCTAAAGTACAGCTTGCTTTTGCCGCCAAAGTAATCGCTCTCGTGGGGAGTGCGGTATGGTTAATAGCTGAGTTTAAGGCAGATACAACATCACTTGAAAATGATGTAATTAGGATGCGACACGAAATAGAACTCAATAGCGAATTCCGGATAAAATGGCCGAGAGAGGGTGAACTTCCTGCAGATGTTATGCAAAACATGAACATCGAGTTAATTAAAGAAAGACTCGATAAGATTGATGCGCACCTTGATGAACTAAGAGTTAAGTGATGCACACTCACATACTAAGAACTGATAAGACTGAATATACAGTTATAACATCAAGTTCTAGGTGGGATTGGGAAGAGTTTTTAGTGGGTAAGATTGAAATGTTTCTAGATGTTGTAAAAATTACCACCCGAGCAATTGAAGATAACGGCGATGTCACAGAAGCAACATTTAAGTAACTTGGAATTAATAGAAGAGATTGATCGAGGGTGGAGGTATTTTTGGAAAAAACGTGGATTTGATGAACCACCCCCATTGGTAGATCCAGGTTACGAGTTTGGCGGGAAAGAATTTAAATTTAAAAATGAAGAGAAGTCCACTAAGGAGAGTAAGCAAGAAACGCCAAAGGGAGTTCCAGGAGTATAAGAAATTAGGGAATGAATTCCTTAAAAACAAGCCATGTGAAAAATGTGGGAAAATGAAGAAGTTAGATATCCACCACAAGGCTGGCAGGGGGCGTTTCTACCTTGATATAAGCACCTGGATGGGGGTATGCAGGGATTGCCATGATTACATCCATAGAAACCCGTCAGAGAGCAGAGAAAATGGGTGGTTGATATGAGTAAGGATTACCATGAACAAACTGATCAGTTTGAAATGGATTTGGAAAATCTGATAACCAAATACACAGAAGGTGACGCAGATTCCCCGGATGCAAAAGTTTTAAATTCTCCCTTAGAACCAAGACTTAATCATCAAACCATGGCAGGGTGTATGCACAAAGTAGCTACATTACTTCTAATGGAGAATGCGGTTATGATTAGTGATGATGACGACTTTGCTGGAGAAGAAGATAACCCCGTACCGCCTTGAGATGGCGACATGTTTTAAAAGGTTTAATTCCTTTTTTTAATTTTGGCCCCACACTACACACAAACCATTCACAATCACATTCCCCAAATCCATCATATCCATTTATATCAACTAAATGACAAACGCTTGGATTTTTGAGCGAACGAACCAGGTAAGTGCCATCATCATACGGCTCAACATTAGTGAACGCCATTATCCCTTTCAGTCACATGGATTGTTGGTTCATTCATAATGTTTTTTGGCTTTTTTAAAAGTGCAACCAACTCATTTTGCACCAGTATTAAATTATCTTTCAATATTTTTACAAGGTCAGGTTGTTTGCAAATTCTAATAGCATTCTGTCTGAGAATAACCTCTTTTTCTAACTCTTCTATCTTTGTCATTTTGTAATTAGCCACCCCCATATCATAACTATTAAGACCATTAATAAAATAAACCCCGAGTCTTTATGCATATCTTCCCATTTCATATTTTCCCCCTATCTATTACGTGCGAAAACTCATAACCCATCATCTTCGCATAATTTTTACCCTGACGAATTGCTTCATCTTCATTTCGTTTTTGTACTTCAAGCAGTACTTTAATTTTTTTAATACGTGGATTTTTCAATCTTCCGTATCCCATAATTTCAAATTTTTTTAACTTCATCTTTCGTTTGGTGGGCAAACTACATCTTGAGTGTCCCACATCCATGCTAGTGTTTTGTAGTAATCGGTAGAAACATCTCCACTGGAACAAGCAGTAGTCTCGATGCATTCTTGAAACCACCATTCACTTTCCGTAAATTGTGGAACATTGATTTTAAGTGAGTCCTTAGCCTGACTACGTCGCAGACTAATATTGCATCGCTTTTCCTTGGATTCATTTTGTTTGTCAGTACCACGCACCACCATTTTGCTTCTGTTGTTGATATACCCGAAGGCTTGTTTCTAAATTTATACTCAATGGCAATATTACCTGTTTTATGCCACGCCTTATCTGCTTTTACTTCAATTGTTCCATCTCCCTCGAAAATTTGACGAACCTCATTTTCATGGTGCTCGCCAAATTCGAGAGAGATGTCCCAATTTCCGTGTTTACTCTGAGCCCAATCGGACATTAATCAGTCCAAGAGAACTTTTTTAAATCTTCTAATTTTTCGAAACGAAGATTTTTTTTCGGGATTAATATTTCGGGTGTGTGTGTTATGTTGTTAGGAATACGCAGTAATCTGCATGGTTTTCCGACTATCCATTTATTCCAAATATGTATACCTCCAAAAAATAAATCATGATGAGGAATAGCTTGCGCACCCGTTGTACAAATTCTTTTTAAGTTTTGTAGGTGTTTTCTTAGAGCATACACTGGGTCATCCTCTTTAAGTTCTAAACCCTTAAAAAGCTTATCAACAATGAATATATCCACTAAATGCTTGTGCTCACCCCCTAATGCTTTTCGTATAACATAATGCAATGCAGATGCAGATGCAGATGGTAATGAATTATATTTTTGGTTGTTGTATACTTGGGCAACTGAATATTCTACATCAGGGTATTTATCTAAGACATCCATGATTTCATAAGGTTGAATAAGTACCCTACTTTGTCCACCCACACCTTTTGGTAAGCCAGACTTTGAGTTAATTTTCTCAAGCACCTGTAGGCAGGAACTTAAGTTTTGACCATATTTTTTTCCATTTATACTCAACACATCGGCATTTGACCTCTTCCTTCCGCTATCAAATACAGCAAAGGTGTCAGGTTCATCATGGTAATAAACACTGCCTTCGAAATCTTTACCACTTATCATGGAAGCCATCATTCTGTGCTGACCATCATCTAACCTTCCATTGCAAAAGCTAATCTGACTACTAGCTTTCCATTTACCAACTTCCATAGCTTTAGCGTAAATTCTTGCTGTTGGAAGATGTAAGGGTCGATTACTACAACGCTCTTTAAATATTTTTTCAGCAGTAGTAGGCGTTATAACAGAAATTGTATTTCCGTTTCTTATTTCAGTTTTAATATTATAGTGTGTTTGCATAACTTCCTCCTTTACCATGGTGCATCTTCCTCTAGACCTTCCTGAGTCTGTTCCGATTTTGTGCTCAAATATCTCATCTGGAAACATTTGTAAGTATCCTTGGAGCGCATAACAGGCTTTCCGTTATCATCCCGAATAACTTTTCCACTTTTATCCTTTGCTTCCCATTGACGAACGAAGATTTCACCCTCAAAATAAGCGGGTTGCCCCTTACTTAATGTGGCTAGGCGTTCTGCTACTTTATCCCATCCTTCGACCGCAAAGAAAGATGCCTGGTCTTCTCCTCCGACTTTGCGATTTACTGCAACTCGTACCTTGGTCAACTGTCCGTTTTCCGTCTTTTTTGTCTCTGGGTCTGCAACTAGACGACCCATAAATGTAAACTTGCTTAAGTTCATAGTATTATTGTTTTATTGTTTTAGTTTAAAGAAGAAGTAATTTTCTCCTCAAATTTTTGTAAAGAAGCCTTGAAATCCAACTCAATAGGTCCAAGTCTTCCATTTCTTTGTTTTGCAACTTCGATAAAAGTTTTAGTTTCTGAGCCATCGTCTTTTTTCCAAAGCATCAGAACTAGATCAGCATCTCTGCCCACTTTATCGGAATCGGCTAAGTCGGAAAGTCTAGGGCATGCATTTGTCCCGTCCGCATTTCGGTTTACCTGACTCAACATAATTACTGGAATTTTTAATTCCTTAGCTAGTGTTTTTAGACCCCATGTAATCGATGATACTTGTTGCTCTCTTGAAATCTTAGAGTCTTCCGGTTTAACAATTTGGCAGTAATCGACCACAATCATATCCAATCCTTTTCTAGCTAATTTCCTAGCTTTAGCACGAATAGTGGAAACTGTCATATCTCCCGCATCCTCCATGAATAATGGTGCGACTGATAGGAACTGTCTCGCCTTCTCCACTGCCTTTATTTGACCCTCAGTCATCACCTTATCGACCATGACTCTTACGGGTACTCCTGAGACATTTGCGAGCATTCGCTCCATCACAGATTCATTAACCATTTCGAGTGAAAAGAATTGTACCGTCTTTCCTGCCCGCAAAGCCCCCAATGCCATTTCAATGGAAAATGCGGTCTTACCCACGCTTGTCCGTGCCGCAAGCGTAATTAGGTCGTTTTTCTGCCAACCACAACACATCTTATCCAATGATTTAATTCCGCTTGGGACTCCATTTACGCCACCCACTTTCTGTCTTTCGAGAATGCCTTCCCATGCTGCTTGAACAACTTCCGCACCCGTTTTAAGTTTTGATTTTTCCTTCAAGGAAAGCTGAGAAAATTCACTTCCACCTTTCTCAACAACATCCAAAGCACGGCTCCCTCTTTCAGACGCCATTTGAATAATTCCATGACATGCTTCAATTGTTTTTCGCTTGAGCCATAAACCCTCTATTTCTTCTAAGAATTTGTTGAAATGTGCAGTAGTCTCAACCCTGTCGAAAGCTTCAATAACTTCTGCTCTTGATTCCTCGGGCATTGAGAAAGCAATAGAAATATCATCCACCTCTTTCCCTTTTTTGTCTTCTGACAGCATTTGCTCCGCAATTCGGTAATGTAGCGGATTCATGAACCATTCTGGCGAGAACCCACGTTCGAGGGCATCTGCCCAATTTTCTGTATTTTTCCCAATGCACCCAAGCAACCCTGCTTCGATGTCCGTGTCATAATTTTTAATTTCTAAATTCATCAATATAAAATCCGTCTATTTCGTTAATATTTTTAGCGTCCTTAAACTTTTCATACCACTCGACATGCGTCTTTTGCATCCATGCCAATACAGCTTCCAAGTTCGCACCATCCCTTGATTCTTCCGTCTCTTCGGGTTTCCATGAGGGGTTGTTTGAAATCCAAATGGTGAGACAGCAACCCCACTTTCGAATTGGCTTCCCTTTCCCTTGGAACCATCCATTCGCTTCGTAGAAATCGAAGAACTCTCTCGATTTTGATTCAGCGTCGGGAATCCGTCTCTGCTTGAAATATTCCAAGCATTGATTGAAATCTTTTGGCTTTCTTCCATGCCCAATTTGAGAAGAAACTTTTTCTTTTTGGGATATACGTAGTATATCCTTTTTCTTTTGGGAAGAAGAGGGGGGTGTGGGGGGAGAGGAAACCCTTTTGTTTTTAGATTTCGATGTGGCGCCACTTTTCTTTTCAGAATTATAAGTGGAGTTATGCTCAACCATAGTAGTAGTCTCGCTTTCCTCATTATTCTCACCCACTTTACCTTTTTCAGATGTGGCGCCACATGTGACGCCACCCAATTGCATGGCAAGAAGAACATTTGCCACACTATTCTTCGACTCACCCGAAATGCTCGATAAAGCCTCAATCCTACGGACGATTTCGTCAGAAGTCCGGATAGTAAATCTTTGTCTTTCACACACATTTTACCTCCACTTCTGTTTCCTCATTTTTGTAGCCCTTGATTTTTTCTTCCGTGACTTGAAGGGTGATGCTTGCGGGGTCGTCGTCAGGAATAACGCCTGACAGCCTGAGCGAATCGATGAGGTGCTTGCTTCCCCCATAGAGGTTGTCGATGTCGAGGAGCCTGACTCTACGGCTTTTAATTCTGACATGATGGCGAGGCCCACTTCTTTGTTCATCGCTTTCTTCTCCTTCAACCTTTCCCATGGACCCCACCTGAGAAGTTGGTTTAGTGATGGTATTCTCTTTTTGATTTTGAAGTTTAGAATTTCTCCCTTTTTCATCACTCATTTCGCTTTAACTAGCGCCTCCGCTTTAGGTTTTTCGGTAATTACACCTTCAAGGATTTGTTCCAATTCTGCTACCGCGTCCTTACGGTTCAATGTGGCGCCACTTTCATTTCTACTTTCCATCCAAACTTTGATTAGCTTAGATATAGAAATACTAGTAGTCTTCAGTAAGTCTGCCCATTTTAGTTGGTTGGTGTCCATGAGTCTTTCAGCGCAAAGGTTGGCGTCACTTATGGATTTTACTTTCCCACTTGAGCGTAACTTCCAACCCTCCAATTCATTACCATCGCCCAAATGCTCCTTTGCTCTAGATTTTACTGCACTTGCCCATTTATCTGCCAGAAGTGCTAATTCTAGTGCTTTGCTCAAATCCGTAATTTCTGATTTTTCTGAAATATCACGAATTTCAGTTGCGACCTCATTGCAATGAGCTAAACCATTGCAAAATTTGCACTGCTTGAGCCCAACAACTTTTTGAGCGGTTTCCTTGCTTGCCTCCGAAACAATTGTTGTCACTAGGTTTTCTAGTTGTTCCAACCTTTCGGTTGAATACTCTACTAAGCTAAAAGAAGGGGAGGGGAACGGCTCAACTAATGAGCAGTACATTTTGGTCATTCCCTCACTATTTCTGTAAACCGCTAACGCCTGAGCGAGCAACTGAATATTATCAGGAGCAGGGGTATGGTCACCATATAATGTCTTCCAATCCACTAGAAGGTATATGCCACCCTCATACTCCCGCAGAAGGTCATATTTGGCGGAATAAACCTTATCCTCATTTTGGTTCAGCCAAAGTCTTTTTTCCAACCATTGGTTGGAATGGTTGGAGACCCCTGCTTCTAGCTCAACTTTTTCGAGTAACATTAACGCCCTTTTGGTGCATTCGTGTTGTTGTTCGTCCTCTATGGAATCCAATGTTATGTCCCCCCGTATGACCTGTTCAATTAGGTCATGCCTGATGGTGCCTTCATTCGCATCACTTCCTCCGCTAGAGGGAAACATTTTCTGATAGTTCCAACTACCAGGACAGAGCTTCATTTGCTCAATACCTGACGCAGATGGCAAACCTTCTCGTTCATCCTCCGAAGCCATCTTTCGTGCCCCCCTTTTTCATGGACTTATCCAATGCCTTTCTGAGTAATAAATCATCGTCCGACGGTTTATCTCCTATCGACCATTTAGTTTGGTACCACTCTAATTGGTTTGGTTTTAGGTCACCTAATGGAACTCCTGCATTCTTACCAAAATGAACCTGAACTGAATCCCATGAATCTACAACCAATTCAGTTTCTACCTTTTCTTCTGAAACGGAAACAGGGGAAGGTTCAGTGCTTACCACGGCACTATTCCCACTTTTTTTCCCCTTCCCCTGCTTCACGAAAGACTCAGTCGGCTCTTTATAAAGGTCTCTGCCAATTCCCCAATGCACACATGCTCTTTTAAAAGCATCCGAGAAATGTCCTTTCTCAGCTTCGAAATTCGACTCGGTACCAACGTCCCATTTGGTTACCCATTCACCATCACACTTTACGGAAACTCCGCAAATAAGGTGTCCGCCGACTTCTTTGTATTCATTTTTCCAATTCTGTGGACCTACACTTTGGTCTAATCTGTCCATGCAAAACCTCGCGGTCACATAGTCCATTTTGTTCCCACCTTTTCCGGGTTTTTGTCCAACTCTCTTGGGTGGAGTTGGAGCACCAATCTTTTCAATGTCCATTTATTTTTTCCTTTCGTTAGTTAAAAAACTTTTCACAGTTTCAGTCTTTTCTTTATTTTTAGCTAGTTGTTCCACCTCGTCCCGTCTGTAGCGCAAACCCTTAAGTGCGGGCAAAAGTACTGGCGTTAAAACATCCTCTTTTTCCCAATGTTTAAGGATTCTATATCCAGTGGTGGGACAAAAACCTAAATACCTCACCACATCTGAACCCTTCATTAGAAAACTTAATTCCTTATTAGTTGTTATCATTTGATGCGATTATGTATCGCATATGCGATAGAGCAAGAAGAAAAATAACAATTAACGAAAAAAAGTTTTGACACGATATGATACCTTGTGGTCTCATATGAATAAACAGCAAGGAGTAAGTAAAACGAGAAGAGAAAACAGTTAAGTGACTGACACTTTCGCCCAATTACAAACAACTAGATTAATGAAAAATAATGAAATTCTCTGTGCTGTATCTACACGGGTTCCCACGGAAACCCACAAAAGACTTACGAAACTCTCTGAAGTCACAAAAAAACCAGTAGCTGCTTTGGTCAATGATGCCCTAATTGAATACCTTGAAGCAGTTTATAATAAAAACTACAAACCTAGCAAAAGTCTAAAAATAGATCAATACGCTGTAAATATATAGAAAGGGCATAATGTAATGTCACCTACCCAAATTACATACCAAGATGGCAATGAAATAACACTGGAAATTCCAGAAGTAAAAAAGGGAGATATTAAGAATATTAGAATTGATGGAAAGGCAGTTAATTCTAAGCAAACACTCACATGGGTGTTATTCTTTTTATCTCTAGCAATCCTAGTTTTTAACTTATTAATATATTTAAAAATAAGTACAGAAACAAAAGATATGAAAGTGGTAACTTCATCAATAGAAAAAGTTCTAGCCGAAAGTTCGGGACGGATTCGCTATATGATTGATGTTAAGCCAAGCGCACGAGAGTATAAACCATACCAAGAATACCAAAAGGTTGGCAACAACACGTCACCAAAGCCTTGAATGCTAGTTATAAATGGAGAGTTGACCTTATTACAAGTGAGGTGCTCTACCAGCTGAGCTAAGGTGGCGAATCGCAAAAGCAATATCAATACATACTACTAAAACACTAGGGAAATGCAACAATAAAGCCATTTCCATTAAGTAAAAAAAGGGCTTCTTTTAACCGAGAAGTCTTTTTTTATTTACACCACTAGGTATCACAATTACTCATAAATTTACAGATTTTATGTCACCACTTATGTCACCACCCCCAAAAATCATGTCACCATGAAAAAGTATAAACGAACAGTTAGGGGTGAAACTAAATATGTAATTGATGTTATGCATCATGGGAAGCGTAGGCGAAAAAGTTTTTCATCTTTTTCAGAATCCCTGTTATTTGAAAAAAATAACTTAAATGAATGGTTAGCTAAATTCGAAGACCAACCGGATGGATATAACACAACTGTTTCGGTAGGTATAAAAAAATACCTGGAGAATTACCAAAGTAGATACCCAAAAGCTAGGTGGGACAAAATTGAATCAAGACTAAGTTATTTATTAAAGTGGGGACTTGGGGCTCAGAAAATTGATTCAATTGATGTACAATACATTCAACGGCGGGTAGAGGAGCAATCCTCATGGAAAACTGCTTCCACAAAATACACCTACAAAAATCAATTTGTCATATTTTTAAATTGGTGTGGATTACTGGGATACTGTCGGAAAACTAAATGGGAGATTAAAACATTAAGAATGCCACCCAGAGAAAGAGAGATTGGAATTTTAACTCCCAAGCAAGTTGAAAGGTTACTTAATGAAGATGGAGGCGAACGAAATAATTCTCGTTCGTGGGAGAAATATAGACCATCTCTAGCTATTATGTTCTTTGCGGGCTTGCGACCTCAAGGAGAGATGGAAAAATTAGATTACTCTGATATAAAGCATGGTGAGTCCATCAGCGTTCCCGCCTCAAAGACACCCTCTAGATTTATTACGGGATTGCCTGATAATTTATGGTCATGGATACCCGATAAGAAAAGTGGCCCTGTGATGCCATCATGGAAAGGAATGAACCAAAGTCGGTCAAGGGCAGTAAAAAGACTAGGATTTAAATATCCAGGTGATGGAGCGAGGCATAGTTTCGGCTCTTACGGATACTGGATGTATGGTTTGGAGTGGACGATGCACACGATGGGTCACATGAACTACGACACCTTTAAAACCTATTACATGAATAAAAAAGTATCTAAAGCTGAGGCAGAAAAGTATTTCAATATATAATCGCCGTAACCCTTTTCATAATTGATCTAATAAATTAGGTCAAAATGCTTGCCATTCATTATATTTTTATTTTAGATTTTAAATTATGGATAAACCAGCGGGAGAAATAATACACGAGTCAATGGGTGGACAGTTGTCTGAATTTATGGACGACTACCTAATAATTGGAATTAAAGCAGGCACGAAACAAAGAATGGTTTTGGATTGTGTTACCATTGATAGGCGAAGGGGTGAAATGAAAGAAATAGTAAAAAAAGCCATGGACTGGGTAAATAAGGATGAATTGGGAAAAACTAAATGATTTCCCACCACCACTTGTCCGATGTCTTGCTAGAGTAAAAGCAAGGGGTAGGGCAGTTAGGGCATTAACAGATCAGGAGGTAGCGCTTGGTTCGGGTGGATTAACCACTATCAATGTCAGGGAGTTATCTAGGTCTACAGACTGGTCAAATATAACAGTAGGAGATGCAAAAAAGTTTTGCGATGGATGTAGGTTTGACCCTCTTTCTAGTGCAGATCGAAATCGTGCAGGGTCATACTTAAAAAGTAATCCTCAGTTTATATTTCTTAGGCACCACCCACATTGGGAAAGCACATTCCTTCCCCTTATAAAATTAATTAAAAATGCCTAAAACGAAAAAGTTTAGCGATGAAGAAATAGGGGCGGCTATGAAAAAAGCCAAGATGTCCAAGCCAAAAGCAGCTGATATAATTGGAGTCACAGTCAATCACTTACACCGAATCATTGGAAACTCAGAAAAACTAAAAGCACTCTATAATCCCAGTCAGATTGGCGACCCAATCCCTGATAAGGTTGAATTGCTTACCAGGAGCGAAGATAAGCCTCTAACGGAGAGTGAAGCAGTCGCAGCTATCGAACCACAGGGTGAATACTTAAAAGCATTAAAGGGTCTTGGATTAAAAGCTGAGACAATAAAGTCAATCCGTGCATTTGAGAAATTTGAAAAACATACGGGTTTATTAATGGTTGAGGCGTTAAAAGGGTATCAATCCTTAAATATTCAGCAGAATATGCAACTCTATGAAGTCTCGCAGAGACTTAAGGAGGAACTAGAAACCACAGAAATGGATCCGGAGATGAAACTTCAGTACATCCGTTCCTTAACCCAAGTAAGTTCAGAAATAGGTAAAGGGTATGATAGGACGCTCACAGGAATAAACATCATGTTAAAGATGCATAACGAAGAGCAGTCTAAATCTAAAAAGAAAACAGGTTTCCAACCACTTAAGAATCTTCAACAGATGAAAAAAGATGCCGAAGGGGATAGCTAAGTGTGGGCAAACTAGATAAAGACTTATTAGCCGAAAGGCTGGGTCAGGCAATAAAAGATGAGGGTGAGGTTGAAACACCACCATGGTCTCCAAGCCTTACTTCCACCCAACAGGAAATGTTTGATTCTTCGGCTCTGTATATCCTTGCGTATGGAGAAAGGGGAACGGGTAAAACATATATTTTAGGTGGGCATAAACTAGTAAGACATTTATGGGAAAATTTTAATGCACTTGCAGTATTAATAGTAGGTATAAAATCTCAGGCGACAATGGGGGGAGTTTGGCATAAATTAAAAACAGAAATACTACCACTTTGGGAAGATGGAATTGGTATGCATGTCGCAGGAGAAAGGCAGGATGCCCAGAAGAATTTATATATAGAGGTTTCCAATAGATTTGGCGGAACAAGTCAGGTGTATTTAGTATCCGCACCATATGGTAGTTTTATTAAAGATAGAATTAAGGGTTTCGAGCCAAGTTATGTGTTTGTAGATGAGTTAACAAACTTAGACACAGATGATTACTTTAATGCAGTAGTTCAGCAATTAGGTAGAAGACCAGGTATTGACTCCCCGATGCAATATACTGCGGCATGTAATCCGGATGGCCCGTCACATTGGGTTTATAAACGATTCTTTAAAACTCCACTCAGGGATGGAAAGTATAACGAAGATTACTTCGTAAGACATTTAAAGATTGAGGATAATAAGGATAATTTACCAGCAGGGTATTACGACCGGATTATGGAAGCTATTTCCGATGACCCAATTGAGGAAGCTCGAATGGTCAGGGGTGAGTGGATTGACCGTCCTGCAGGGAATGCAATTTACAAACCTTACTTTGTAGAAGGAATACACAGTAAAGCTGAGTATCAACCATCTACTAAATTTCCCATAATCTGTGGGTGGGACCCAGGTAGTGTAAATAACGCAATGATATTTATGCAAAGCATAGTCATGGGTGGTAAACCTGTATGGTTAGTATTTGATGAAATTATACATAACGAGGAACATATTCCATATACACAACTAGTGGTGGAAATGTTTAGAAGGATGAAATACTGGAATGAGAAAAAAGACCATGAATTTAAATACATTCATATATCAGATAATTCTGCATTTAATCAATATCGTGCGAAAACAGGAAGTTATGATGTTCGGGATATAGAAGAAATATCTAGGGAAAAACTAGAGAGTTTTAAGGAGTATAACCTTGAAGCGATAAAACTAAAAGCAGCACCAAAGTTTAATGGATCAGTTGAAACAAGAATTAGACTACTTATAGCAAAACTTCAAAATGAAGAGTTTTTATTATCTAATAAATGTGTTTATCTAAAAAAAATGTTTTTCGGGTTAATATCTGAAAATACTAGTGGTAGTTTTGATCCAATGAAATCCTTCAAGCCTAGAAGGAATCAATATGTACACTCGCATGATGCATTAACATACCCAATTCTGTATTACCATGGTGGTCCCGGTGCTATACAATCAAGTAAATCTGAAATAATAGAAATCAAAGCTTGATTTAATGACCTAATATATTAGATTCTAAAATATGAATACAATTTTACTAGATGTAACCGATGATGAAAATACTCAAAATGCTTTCTCTGGCGTGAGTGAAGGACAAACAGTTGAGATGACCGTTCAAGTTCTAATAAGCGAGAAGACAGACGAAAGAATTGCTGGAACTATAAAATTACCCGTCGATGAAGTACGCCGTATGCGTAGTGATATTGATGACCAAAATGATGCCAATGAAATGGAAAACGAAGAACCTGAGTCAGAGATACCAGGTGGCGTGTTGCGTTCTATGACAGATGGGTGATTTTCAAACCCCTGCATCTCTTGCAGTTGAAATACATTATAAAAAACTAGACCTACAGGACAAGTGGAACGAAAAAAGAATTTCAAGACTGTGTGGTTTTATTCGTATAAACCGAGTGGAACTAGCAGCTTTAATTGGAGTGCCCTTCCTGACTTTTCAGCGTCAACTCTCAAGAAGAAAAATAAACTTTCCGGCATGTATTCTACTTACAATTTTGGAACATTCCATAATTGGGGATTATGTCGATGACACAATACCAAACGTAATAATGGAGCCCTATGGTAAACTTAGACATACTCAAGAAATTCGGATGCACACATGAGCGTTTGATGGAAATATTTACGGAGAAAGATGAAAACTCCGATAATTTTAGAATAAGAGCCAAATTTGAAGACCAAATAGAGTCAAGGGTTAGGCAGGGTATATTTCATTCTGCTAAACACAGTAATTTATATATGTCTGTTGATTTAGCATGGGATACACTTCCAATAAATAAAGCACAATTTCCATTATTGCAGTACGCACAAGGTAAAATTGATATTGAGGATGCGGCTCAAACATTAAGTGATATTGGATGCGAGGATCAATATTGTGAGTATAATGAAGAGGGTACTATCAAAAACATTAACCTTCAGAATTTTTATGAAGTATCCATTGATATAATTCGTTCATATGTCACCCGAAGAGTTGCCGCCCAAGTATCTCGTTTTTCTAATTTATTTCCATATTTTAAATATGACCCAAGGGGTACATCATCTATTGATAAGTTGCGTGCGGATGCATTAAGTCAACGGGTAGAGGTTATTGCTGATCAATTTAATTACAGGCATTTATTTGCTCAAGGTATTCGTGATATGTTTATGTATGGTCATGTGGTTATGTTTCCATCACAGGCGTGGACTAGGGATACCCAATGGAAAGCTAATAAAGACAGGGAAAGTGGGGTAGAAAGTTATGTATCTAAAGAAGGTATAGATTTTGTTAAGCCCCACCCAACGCGAGTCATGTTTGATCAGTCTGCACCAATGGCAGATATTAATACAGATAATGGCCCGAGTTGGTTAGGTTATTGGGATATTGTTCAGTATCAGGATTTATCTGACAATGCAGGATACTGGAATACAGATGATATATCATTTAATAGTAATCTTTTCGGTGCGTATGATTCTTATAAGGAATTTTTTAACTACTATCTAGAACCTGAAACTATGAGATTTCCAACTAGGAAGTCAGAGTGGGCAATGAAGAACGATAGAACGGCAAATGTAGGTGTTTATGGTTCTGAAGATACAGATAAGGGAATATTCATAACTAATTATTTTTGTAAGGTTAATCCGGCACAAGAGGGCATTGGTGATTATCCACATGATGTATGGATGAAAATGGTTGTAGCTAGTGATAATACAGTACTACATGCAGAGTTTCTCCCAAGTATTCCTGCTATATATGGTGGTCTTAATCAAAATGATGCACGCATGGTAAATACATCAGTTGCTCATGAATTAATGCCTTTTCAGGACCAGATGAATAATATCATGAATAAACTTTTACATGATATGAAAGTTTCAATGATGAAGATATTTACCATTGATCAGGACGCACTGGAAGATGATGTGAAAGAATTTATTATAGAATCAATGAGTGCAGGCACATTGTATTCAAAGCAACATGCAGTTTTTTATTCCGGTTCTAAAATGGCAGACCTTGGATTAAATGCAAAGGACTTTATAACTGTAGTGGATGTTCAAAAAGAAATGGCGGCATCTATTTCTCAGGCAATGTCATCAATAACGCAGTTGCTTAATTTGGTAGAGCGACTTCTCATTCTATCGCCACAGGAACTGGGGCAACCAGCACCTCGTGAAATCTCTGCAACTGAGGTAACAGAGATAGCTACCACTACACAGGCAATATATTCATTCATATCAGAAGGTATAGATGAACTTAGGGGAGGGGCTAAAAAGATGTTGTTTGAGCATCTTGTATCATGCAGTTCTTCGGAATTCAAAGTTCCCGTAATAGGCAGATATACAGAAGATGTAGTCAGAAGGGCAGGGTTTCTTGATGCAAATGCAAATGACCCTGATATAAATCCTCAGTCAAAAAGAACAGTTATCGGAAAACCTGAAGTATTATTTCATGAGTATAACTTCTCATCTAGAGATGGAGCAGAAAGAGCAGTCAATACACAGTCGGCTCAAACATTAGCAGGATTGTTACAACAAATTGTGTCTGTTCAACCTATAATGCAAGCAGTGGGAACGGAAAAAGTTCTAGAAATTATGAACGAAATATTTCGTCTTTCAGGAGCGGCATACGATTTAAATATAGAAACTGAAAGCAAGGAAGATATGTCTCTCGCAAACTCACAATTTGTAGAGCAGTTAAAACAACAGGTTCCTCAACTGGTTCAAGTTCTTAGTCAAATGAACCAGGAAGTGCAGACTATAAAAGGTGCATTAGCTCAACCACAATCAAGTGCTCCACCACCACCACAACAGTTTCAGGCAGGAATGCCCCCTCAAGATTTAGCGCCACCAATGCAACCACAACAACAACCAGTACAGTAAATGAGCGAAGAAACTAGTGAAAATGAAGTAGAAACTAAAGAAGAAACAGTAGGCAACTCCCTACTCAATTCTCTTTTTGCTGCAGCCGAAACAGAAGAGCAAATCACCGAGGAAGTTATCGAGGAAAAACCCACCCTTGATCCAAATGCTTCATTTGCTTTAACTGACATCCTTAATGAACCCATTGAAGAGCAAATTGAGGATACAGAAGAAGAAGTAAGGGAAGAACCTAAAGACAAGGAAGAAGAGCCTAGAAGTCTAGAAAAGTTTGATAAAGACTTATTTGAGGGTGGACTTCCAAGTGCGCAAGAGGTTGAAGGACAACAACCCGAACCCGAACAACCTGAACCTGTACAAGAAGTTGTACAAGAAGCAGAACCTGAACCTATTCTAACGGAAGACCAAGACAAAAGATTTAAATTGGCAAAGTTTGCAGAAGAAAATTTTAAGGAATTTAAAGGATTATCCGGTCAGTATTTAGAATTTTTTAAAGAGCAAAAGAAGTTCATCGATGAAAAGTTAATTGAAGACCCAGATGCAAAGTTTGATGAAACCGACTATGATTATCAAAACTTTCTAAAACGCAAAAAACCTAAGTTTAGCCAGGAAGACTTAGAGAAAGTAGTTGAGCTTAGGACAATGCGTAAAGCAAAGGAGGAGGCAGTCAATGAATTATCGCCCGAAATAGAAAAGCTTAAAGAAGAACAGCGAATTTTAAGGATTGAGCCACAGGTAGAAAAATTAAAGAAACAGACTCGTGAGTCTATTAAAGAATTAATTCCTGAAGGAATAAAATCTATAATGGATAAAAAGGGTGCGGACTTTGCTTATAATCAAAATCCTGTTGAGTTTGAAATTGTAGACAAAGTTGCAACGTTTCACCAGGGAGCAATGTTTGCATTTCATGAAATAAGTAGTGGGTTGCAAAAATTCGACCCAACTAATGATACTCATGTAAGATTAGCAACATGGTTAGATAATTTACAACAAACCATGCCAGATAAAGATGGTAAAAAGTTTGTCAGGAGGGAAAACTTCGGAAAGTTAACATCTGTTGAAAAATCAAAATCTTATACATTAAGTGATAGTGATGTAGTTGATATGGCACATCAGTCCGCAAAAGCATATATAAATAGTGAACTTAATGCTAATGAGGAAAAGCTCAGAAAGTCTGGGTATGTAAAATCACAAGCAGTTCCCAATCATGATGTTACACCAAGTCCAAAACAGGCAAAGCCTGCACCAAGGCAGGGTCATAATGTAGTGAGTGAATCTCAATCGAGTGAAAAACCAAACCCAGTATTATCTGCGTTAGGTCTTTAGTTTTAAGTTGTAAAACCTAATTTTAGTATAAAAAAGTAATTCAATATTTGTCTCTTTTTGAGAAATTTTATGTAAAACACGATTTGTTCCATTTTTTTTATAACTTTTCGTTATTATTAGTTATCTGACCTAATAAGTTAGGTACTAAATTAACAAAATAAATATTATGGCAAATCCATTCGATAACTCGCAACTGAGTACGCCCGCAGCTTCTGCAACAGGAAGTCTTGTTAAGGCACCTGGCGCATTAGATGGTGCAGGAAACTTTCTTCCTCGCATTGTAAGTGTAGACTCTAGTACCGGTTGTACACTTACTAACGCCAGCATCAAGGGTATGACGCCTGCTGAATTTGAGGGTCTTTCCAACAAGGAAATTGATCTTGCTCG